CAGGTGCAGGTGCAGGTGCAGGCGCAGGTGCAGGTGCGGGTGTAGGCGCAGGGGTGGGAGGACCTAATGGACCCTGGACGGGTGGTTTATTTTTATACATACCCAAACCCTTATTATTTCTCTTAAAAACGTAACCCGGTTTTGATATAAATTTGTTAGTTTTTATGAAATTTTTATTCAAAAATGTAGGTTTGTTTGGTTTTTTCGTTGTAAACGCCTTATAATTTTTTGTATTGGTAGTGGTAATGGTACTGGTAGGTGTTTTTCTATGGTTTACGTTTAAAAAACGTGGCCTCGTTTGATTTTTTGCTTTAAAATTTGTATAATTCACCCTATTTAAATTATTACCTCCTCTATTTACATTATTTACTCTATTTAAATTATTACCTCCTCTATTTACATTATTCAAACGGTTAACATTATTTACCTTATTTAAATTATTACCTCCTTTATTTACATTGTTCAAACGGTTCACATTGTTTATATTATTCAAACTATTTGTGCCATTAACATTGTTTACATTACTCAAACTGTTCAAGTTGTTTACATTATTAGTATTGGCGTTTTCATTAAACGCAATTATATCATTATTGAAATTTTCAATTTGTTTCTTTTGAATTGATCTTAATTTTATGGGTTCATATACTTTCAATCCATGTAAACGTCTACCAATTATATCAATAAGCTGCTGTTTTGTAAGTTTCTTATTCGCATAACGTATTACACCAACTTTTTTCGCAATTTTTCTTAAATCGTCCACTTTAGAAGTGGATTTAAAAAGTGTATCGTAATCTTTCCGTGTTAATGGTGATTTAGCATCTATTAAATACGAACCATCTTTACTTAAAATCAATGGTGGTAATGGTAATTTACCACCCTGTATATATGAATATACTTCACATATTTGATTTTTGGACAATTTTAGGTCTGTACCCGTGTTTTGTTTAACAAGTGACCTGAGATTTCTAATATCTAACCCTGGATCACACGCGTCCATATTGATATAACCCAACAAAAAAGTTATAGCGATATGCTTTTTGTATACATTTGAAACTTGTCTTCGTATGACATATTAAAATTAAAAAGGTCAACCTGACCTATATCTATATCAACAACTTTGGTTTCTTTTATAAGATTGTTTTTTCTATTGTTTAATGTTGAAGAAATAAGCGCTTCGGCAAATTGTTTAGGGTTCTTTATTTCCTCTATAAATTCTGTTTCCATTTTCATACGAATACATAAAATTTTGTATGGTTTTTTATCGAGAAATGGTGCTGTTGGTAACGTTTCCTGTGTACCACCATCTACATAAACCATATCATTATGTCGAAACGATGAAAATATAAACGGTACAGCAATACTCATACATACGGCATCTATGACTTTCATATCGGGGTGAGTATATTTTGAAAAATATTCGGTTTTCGACGTGTTTACACAAAATGCAGATATATACAGTGTTTTATCTATTTCTGAAAACGTTGGATCTGAACCTAATAAATTAACGAGATGTTCACGTATAGGTACCAAATCTACTAAACCGTATGCGTTTAGAAAACACTTTAAATTAAGTTTAACAAGTTTAGTTGAATCAAGTTCAAGTAATTTATATACCGTTTCTTCTACTGAATATCCAAGTGCAAGGAAAGTACATATAATAGCACCCGCTGAAGCACCTGAGTACCCTTTGACATTTTGCAAAGTGTTTTCAACACTTTTAAGGTACCCTAACATGGAAAATATACCCATAGCACCTGGCCCTATAATAAGATATTCATAGGACATGTCACTTAATAGAACTGAGGAAATTGCTTTCGCAAAAGAGCGAACACAACCGCAAATACTACGGCGTGAACGACTGCTGCTGGAACAGTTGTTTGCCCGGACATAAAGACGCCTTTGGAGCCTGGTGGGAGCGTTAAGAGCATACCTGGGCTGAGTGCAAGGAAGAGAGATGTGGATACGAGAAGATCTGTCTTGGTAAGAACGAGACCCATCGCTTTGGCGACAAGGGAGAACGTGAGAAAGAATACGAGAGCGTGGAACATAACAGCCGTCCTGCCTGTAAACCCATCTCTGAATGCGATTTTGGAACCGTCTGTTCTGAGAAGGATACCTGGACTGAGTGCTAAAAAAAGAGATGCTGGAATTGCTACTTTTTGAGACGTGATATCTGGGAGCATGTTTGTATATATATTCATTACATATTTATCTAAGAACCATATTCTGAATTATAAAAGCAAAATTCGACAAAATCGTCGTAGTTTGCAAATTTTAAAATAAAATGCGACATAACTGCGTCGTCTAGGTACTGTTGTAGTATCCCCCACATATAACGAAGATGTTCGTGGTGATATTCTTCCCAATCGTTTATATGTAAAGGTTCGTCAATATTGACTTCATATTCATTATCGCTATGTTCTGCTTCATTACCGTGAGTGGCTTCGTAGACGTATTGACTCCAAACCATTATTTATTATTCTTGTTTCTTTTCTTTGATACCTGTTAGGGCGAGTGAAGTAGATTCTTTTACTGGTAAGTTATCGAGTATAACCTTTAAGGCACTTTCTGCTTGTTGTTCGTTTCCATCAAAAAAAGATGTAAGACCTTCCTTGACTGAGGTTTTGTTTAACCCCGTTTTTCTAGAACTTTTACGGACTGAGATTTTACCTTTTTTAAGGTTAATTACATCGAGACCATTATCAGTCATGAGTTTTTTAACTTGTAATTTAAGAGATTTTTCGGCCTGGACTAAAACCTTAATATCTTCACGGGCTTCTGTAATTTGCTTGCTTAATTCAACCAATTTAGAGACGCTGTTCGAGAGTTCGTCTGTAGGTGTCACCTGAGACATTTTATATATAAATTATACCTGTATTCTTTAAATAATTATTTAACACAATGGTCTACGCATAGTGTCGGACGCGATAGTGGAGTTATTCCACACAAATGGTTCTTTATTGTTTGGTGGATCGGCGCGGACTTGTTGGTTAGCATTTCTAAGGGCGCCACTGACGGTTTCTGGGAAACCAATTTGGGCTCGTGGTTCGAGGAAGTTTTGGCCAGCGAGGACATCTTCTGGGGCAAATTCACCGAAGTCTTCTTGGGAGGCAACTTCGCGTGGGAGCAAGGAGGACGCAAGACCGGTACCGGCCTTCATTTGGCATTCGGATCCTGGTCCGGATGGTCCGGTGACGGAACCCGATGGGGCAAACATGCTTTCCTCGACGGAATAAGTGGATTTTGTGTTGTTGGCGAACATGATATATATCACAACCGCGATCGCAAGCGCAATCAAGACCTGTCTTGGTGAGACTTTGTTCATCTTCAGCTTCATCTTTATATACTATCAACAATTTTTTTTATTCTGTGTCTTCAATGATGTACTGGTCTGGATATGTTTCCTCCTCTTCGATTTCTGGTTCTGGAATTTTTTCTTCGTGAATTTTCAATTGTACGAGATTCCATGATGGACCAAATGCTTTTTTCGCAAACCAAAGTCCTGAAAATTCAATGAGTGCGGTACATGTCAGACCTGGTACAAGTTCTTCAGTAACTGCTTCCTTGTTATGATCGTATACACGTGTTGCGGAGATACGATCGGTCACAAGAGTTTCGCCCCTGGTGTAAGCACCTGTAATGGTCTTTTCTGCGAGTTCTTTTCCAAACCATGTTTTACTATTTTCCAATGCCGAATTGAGGTTTGCGACATGAACAGAATCGATTTTATCCTGATTATCTTCCCCTGTAAGTTCAAAAGATACTTCACCTGTTTCCCCATCAACATCGGTGATGATTAAATTATTCAATTGAATAAAATGCCTTTTGTTCTCGTCGTTTAATGCTTTTGTATGGTATAAACCATCTTCACCTTTGGATAATGTGCTGTAAATCATATGTATATTATATTGGTTTCAATTCTTTAAACCAATGAATGGTATCATAGCTGATTTTTCAAGGATGGGTTTTGGGACCCATTTATCTCTTTGAGGTTTAAAACCATAAAGTGTTTCTTCCATTTTTATGTTTTTTGGTATTTCACGGTTTAATGTGTTATCTGGCCTGAAACTGAATTCATTTTTAATATATGAATGGGATGTATTAGGTTTCCATGTAAGTGAGTTTGTATTAAAACGTTGTACACCACTTGACTGTTTAAATCCTGGTATATTTATATCGCGTACTGAAGAATCTAATCCGTATATAATTTGTTTTGTTAATTTATCCTTTGATGGTTTTGTTGTAAATTCCTTGTATTTTGAAGGGTTTACACGTTTCGCTTTGTATATATTCGGTGTTTTAACATATGAAATCCTTTTAGATGGTGTTTTAGGTGTTTTATGTACTATTTTTAATATTTTTTCCATTGGTTCAGAAGCTTTGATTTGTTTTTTAGTTATTATACGAGCTAATTTAACCATACGTTGTCTATCTTTCTCTTTCTTTTCGGGTCTTAATCCAAGTTTCTGCATAAGGTATATATCATCAATTAAAAATGTTTTACCCGCAACATATATCTTATTATCAATAACAGTCTTATTTGTATTCATGTTTCTATATGTGACACCTCTTTTACGAGTTTGAATAACTTCATATCCAAATTCATTTGGGCGCATAAATGCAATGTCTAAAATTCCACCGAGATTAAATGGTTCTACACGCTTTTTTGATGGTGAATACCAACGTATTTTTAAATCTAATGCGAATAATTCAACATCAATAAATACATTACGTTTTGAAGGTTGATTATTTTTACTTTGTTTTCGTTTTTTTATTAAACTATATCTACGAGTTACATATGGGTTTTTACTATCAAATTTTAATCCAATAAATTTACCAATTTTATCTTTTTTGGATAATATGCGATTACGTATGCGTATATTTACCCTTTTCGAAATTTCACCTAATTTATTCCATAAAAGAAGTTTGATAGCTTGGAGTTTTCCAAAGTATTTTTCATCTGGTTTCATACGAGGTGCAAATTTCGTGTCTATATCACTGGTTATAACCTTATCGGAACGATCTACGTATATATTAAATGCCTCTCCACCACTTATAATAACATCACCCATTGGTTTTAAAAACACAGTAATTTCGCTTATTATTTCGTAAATAATATCACGTATAGAATCGGTAACTAGAACATACACAATCTTTTCAAATGATTTATCAGAGTGTACACGGTTTACACGATTTCTAAATTTTTTTAAATCATCCTGTTCATAATATTTTTTTAAAGTTGAGTCATTAAAAAATAAATTTTTATCCATGAACTTTGAGATCGCAGCATCTGAATAAATATTCCCGTCCATTATTATATTACCTATATAATAAATATGAAGTGTGAAGATACATGTAGATGTTATGCTGATTATGATACACCACGTCCACACAATGAACAGACGTGTGGTACAGTTAAAAAGGGGTATATAATTCCATGTGAATCAGGGTGTTGTGCTGGTGGATGTCCAGCTGATGATAATGACATCAATCCTAGACAGCCATATGCATTTGGTTATCTCTATACTCCACGTATAGATGAATTTTTTGAATTAGCAGTATTTTTAATATTTGCCCTACTTATTCTCAGTACATATATATCGTTTAAAAAACGGACTTAAAGATACATGTCTTAAGTAATATATAAAAAAATGTCTATTGAAACCGTGCTCCAAGAAATTTCCGCTCTCAGAAACGATATCAAAACACTCTCCAAAATTGTTAGAAAGGTCAAGGCTAAGCAAGACGACCCGAACGGTGAAAAGGCGGCAAAGCGTGCCGAAAATAACGGGTTTAATCGTAAACAGGTTATTTCCGAAAAGCTTAGAGCATTTTTGGAACTCCCACAAGGAGAACTTGTTTCGAGAAGTACTGTTACTCGTGCGATTAACAAATACGTCAACGAAAAGGGGTTGAAGCATCCAGATAACGGACGCGTTCTTGTTCTTGACGAAAAGTTGCGTGATTTACTTCAGCCACCAGCTGATACCCAAGTTACTTTCTTGAACTTGCAAAAATACTTGAGCCCGCATTACAGTAAACCAGAACAAAAGGCTTAAAAAATAAATATATAATATAACTAACCATGATAATTGACAGGCAATCTGTAGAATTACTTGTTGGTACAAAGATAACTAAATTAGATTTGTACCAAAAAGCTTTTAGACATAAATCGATACTCAAAGAAGATGAATCTTTAGACGGATCATTCGAAACACTTGAATTTATTGGTGATTCTGTATTAGGATTTGTTATTACAAAATTTTTATTTGATCGTTATGAAAATAGACAGGAAGGATTTCTTACGAAAGCGCGTACGAAACTTGTTAGAGGTGAAACATTGGCGGGAATTGCAACAAAACTTGAATTATATAAATGGGTTCGAATGGATGAAAAGGGTATGCGTAATGAATGGAATAAAAATCCAAAAATACTTGAAGATGTTTTCGAAGCTATAGTTGGAGCCATATATATGGATTTGGGTTTACTTCATGCAAAACAATTTATTTTGAATATATACACAAACCCCGAATATGTAAATATGAATTCAATTATGATTGATGACAATTTCAAAGATCATCTTATGCGTCATTGTCAAACAAATAATCTTTCGTTACCAGAATATCGTGTTGTAAAACACGAAAATGGTATTTTTTACATAGATGTTTATGTCGATAATATGTTTTTAGGTAGAGGTTATGCTAAAAACAAAAAACAAGCGGAACAACATGCTGCAAAACAGTTTTTTTATCCACCACCTCCACCACCCGGACCACCTCCAAAAATACCATACTTAAACAAAAGCCCCTATATGTAAATATATGAGAAAGTATTTAATTATTGCAAGTGGGTTAGTTAGCACAATTATTTTATTGAAAATATTATTTAAAAAACCACCATCGGATTCAGATGTACCACCACCTCTTGAGGACCCGGATAAACCTCTACCACCAATACTCGAGGGTTCAGATAAACCTTCACCACCACCAGTTTATTCACCAGATTCGTCGTCTTCAGATGAGAAGACTATGGAAGTGACATCTAGAAGTGGTCATACTATAAAAACAATATATAAACGCAGAAACCCGAAATTATCTAATATGAAAAAGGATGAACTTATTGATGAATGTGTGCGTCGTGATATAGCGTGTATAGGAACTGTACGTGTCTTAAGAGAGCGATTACGCATTGCACGTGAGGAGGAAATGGCTTAAAAGTATTATCATTTATTTACATAATATGCACCCAAATGTGCAAAAGTGGTTAGATTTTGAGTATGCACCACAAAAATCACAAGAATGGTTGGATCTTAGAATGAATATGCTTACAGCTTCGGATGCAGCTTCGGCTATTGGTGTAAATAAATACGAAACACCACATCAATTGTTATTAAAAAAATGTGGAAAGGGTGAACCATTCCATGGTAATGAAGCAACACGACACGGTGAAAAATATGAAGATGAAGCACGTATCATTTACGAACAAAGACATGGGGAGGTAGTACATGAATTAGGGTTATGTCCACATCCTAAGTATCCATTTCTAGGAGGGAGTCCAGATGGTGTTTCAGAATCAGGTAAGTTAGTTGAAATTAAATGTCCTATGATGAGGGAGATTAAACCAGAGGTACCAGAGCATTATATGCCTCAGTTACAGTTATGTATGGATATTTTAGAATTAGAAGAAGCAGATTTTATACAATATAAACCAGCTGATTTTAATTGGCCCAAACCTGAAGAATTTGTTGTTGTTAATGTGAAAAGGGACCGTGAATGGTTTGCTAAGTATTTACCAGTTATGGAAGATTTTTGGCAAAAGGTTCTTTATCACCGTGAATATGGTATAGAAGAACCAGTTAAAAAGACGCGTAAAAAGAAGGAACTTATTAGACCCGAATGTATTATTTTAACGGATTCGGAGGATGATTATATCGAACAATAATAATATTTAGTATATAAAAATACCCTTTTTATATACTACATATACAACCTAAGTTATAAAGAAACGTATAACAAAATAAAACTTAAAATGAAATCTATCTGGAAAGCGTGTGAAAACGGCGAACTCGACGAATTAAAAAAACGTCGTAACGAAATTAATGAAATAATCGAAGAACTCCCAAAGGATGGTGATGATTTGAGAGAAGATGAAGACGATATAAGTTTTGCTATAGCATTCTGTAAAGATCACGATACGGCTTTGGAAATGTATAAATACCTATACGAAGAGTGTGGGTATCCTAGACATTGTAAATATTACGCTATGATCGGAGCAGCCGCATCAAGAAATGCAAAACTTATCAATTACATGTATAATAACCTCGAAGAAAACGAAAAATCATATTTTCTAGGTGAATTAGAGGACGAACTTGCGATGACGGATCATCCTAATCCAAGTGTATTCATTGAATATGCTTTAGTCGAGTTAAAAAAATAATGTTTAAAATAATTAAATATGGGTCCTCTTGTTGAAGATTATGTAAGGGATGGTATTAAGTTTTCAAATGAGCTTCTTGATGCAATAGAAACTATTTCTGAAAAATATAACGAACATATTAGTGTATCATTAGAATTGGGTCACTTCAGGGACATGGGTAAGACCATGTCAACTGTAGTTAGAGGTATTATACGGTATAATGACATGTATAGAGATCTTTTAAATGAATTTACAACGGAAGAGCGAAAAAAGAGGTTAGAAACAATACCCGAGTAATGTGTAAATGATACAACAGTATGCCGCACACGTATATAAAGTACTTGGTCCCGGTTATAGCGAGCGCGTGTATCACAATGCGATGGAAGTTGTCTTACGGAAAAATAGGGTACACTACGAAACGGAGAGAATAGTTCCTATTGTATTCGAAGAACATACAATAGGGAATCTTCGCGCCGATTTAATCTTAAATAATAAAACTGTTGTCGAACTCAAATCGGTTAAAACCGTGAACGACGTAATGGTAACACAAGCTCAGAACTATCTACGTTTGACTGGTTTCCCGGAAGCGTATTTAATAAATTTTCCACCTACACTTAACTCTCAGTTAGAGGTTAGATATGTGACTTTGGATTAACGAATATTAATACCAACTGCTTCACATTTAGCGATAACAGGCCCCTCTAATTCAGGTCCACTTCTACCACCAAATGCATTTGAAAAATATTCCCCATCTCTTATAAATTCCTTTTTAGATTCATCCCAATAATATATAGGGCGTTTTTTATCTTTATTTTCATTACCAATGTCCTTGAGATTGTTACAATACACCGATACATCTTCACCTTCGGGTGCATTTTGAACATTTTTAAATAATGCAATTGATGAATCTATTGAAGACTTATCACATATCTTTTCTGGTTCTATACCTCTCCCTATATCATATACCCTTTCTAATATAGTTTTTTCATTTTCTGATAATGATTGACTGACAGATTCCGCAGCACTCGTTCCTTTAGTTTCTTTCATATATTTATACAAATTCTCGCAAGATTCTGGTGTAGCATCGAGGGCTATAACAATTTGTATTAATTTTTTCATTTTTTTCAATACATATTGTGATGTGTTTGGTATAAAACCACCAAAGAATGCACCGGCTCCTGCTGATGAACTACAGCAACAGCATGCCAATAATATATAGAGTTTATTCATTTATATTAATAAACATTTTTTTATGGTAATGCAGGTGAAGTATCTTCACATTGGTTCATTAGATACATAACTGGTATCATTTGGTATATTTTTTTCCATTCACTTTTAGATTCCTCGTAATACTTTTTAGGATCTTTAAGACCTTCATTTATAATTTCGTTTATCTTTTCTGTGTAGAACCTGATTTCTTCTAAACAGAAATTGTAATATGGATCGTTATCCATTGCATATATCGAAGTTTTATCTTTTAAGCTTATCGTTTATGTTTTGGAAAACTTCGGGTGTATTTCTCTTTTTATTCGCAAAGTTCTTGAGCATATTACTCAAACTATTATAAACAACACCTCGTCTCAATGGATTTTTCCTAGCTTTCGATTTCGTCTTTGATTTTTGTTTTGGGGAATTTGGATACTTATTATTGGTCTCCTTTTGTAATTTTTTAGAATTACATGAACGTACTGGGAACGACATTTTTATTATATACTTATATTTTAAATTGTAGGTATATATTCCCATTTTAGATCGTTACATATCTTTTTCCATATAACATCTTGTTGGTATAATTTTTCTTTAGATTTCAAAAGTGGGAAATATTTAAGATATTTATCTTCACTTAAAAGTTCACAAAATTTATACAAAACATACGAATAACTTAAAAAGTTTTTACGTTCACTTGGACAATTATCATCAAATGGTTTTTGTATATCCTTGAACATTATACGCAGTCGTTCTTCGAGTTCTTGGGGCATTGAAGGTGGTTTTATTCCACTTAGAATATTTGTAATATATGGAACGTGTTCGTAATATTTATTCAATTTTAGTTTTTTCAATAGAGTTCGTATTCGTGCATGTGTAATTTCATCTAAAACTTTCACTTTTATCTTTTTGAGTTCATTACGTAGTTGTTCTATTACTTCCAGTGGTATATTTGTAGTTTCTTGTGCTTGGAATTGTGACAACCATTCATTAAAGTGATTTTCTCGTTTATATGAATAGTTTACTATTTTTTCGGATGTCTCCTGTTCTTCTCTATATGTCAATTCTTCACTTATAAGTGTTGCTATAATCATTCCACAATTATCACATACAAGATCACTTGTATCTGAAAAGTGAAATACATTACTTTCTGGGCATCTTGGACATACATCTCTCTTTTTTTCTATTTTTCTATCTATATTACTTACCTTTTCTACATCTATCAGGTAATTATTAAATATATCTTTTCTTTGTAACCCAGCCGTTTCTTTACAGTTGAAAATATTATCGGTTTTTACTTCCTTTTTAAGATCATCTGTATAAAGTTCAAGATATGGCATACATTGAATTATATAATCAGACATTTCACTTTCATATCTGGATTTATTTTTAGGGTCTTCTTTTATAGATTTTTCCCATAATTCAATTTTATTATTATACCTACTTAAAAAATTGCCTTCCATATTAAATATTATGTTGCTTAATCTTTTAACTAACGTTATAATTTGGGTACATACTGTTATAAAAGGTACATTTTCGAAGCCAGATTATAAAATTATGGATACGTCCATGGAATATTTTTTAGATAATGAAAAGGCGCCTATACCAGATGAATTAGATGAGTTTTGGAAGGAGGAGTACGACGAATGGGATGGTGAAACGGAAAGTTTTTTTAAAGTAATAAATCGTACAGAATATAAAAACACAAAAATTCCGGACAATGTTACTAAAACTATTGTACGTGTAAAATATTGGTATAATGACATATTATACAAATATTTAACATATGATACGGAACATATATGGCCACCGGAACGTAAATCTGGTGTTGTGTTTAACATACCAATCGTTTCAGCAACTTTGCTAGATTCGGATGATAAACCTGTAAAGGATTTATTAAATAAGATACGACGTTATGCGGGTCCGCGTCATGATTTTCATAATGAAGCTGTTAAAATAAGTGATATGTTATATTATGATATTGAAACACTTGAAAATGAATTTCCTCGAATAAAATTGAAAAATGTATTAGGTATGCAAAAAATAGTGAGTACTGTTGATGGTTACGTTACAGATCTTCGGGTACCTTAGATGCTAAATAAAATTTAAGTTCACCTAAATTAGCGACATTATATTTTAATATCAAAAATCTATTCTGTTCTTCTTGCATAATCTGAACTGTAGAACACATACTCGTTGCTTTTGTAAATATATTCATGTATCGAAGAGAATATTCACCTGAAATTTTAGGACTCTCTTCCATACATTCAATATTTGTTTCTTGATTTGCAAAATCTCCCATACATTGTAACTGTAAATTTTTACCTTCTCGTGTTATTTGTATATTATTTCCTATATTATGCATGTCTCTACATATTCTCTGGAAATCCATAGATGCCATAGGTGTAATTGTTGTCATATTCATATCTGGTACTTCAATTTGGTTCTCATTTATATCGAGTAATTTTAGAGCAAATTTGGTACATGTTTTTTTAGATTCATTATGAATTTCTATATTCATAAATTCCTTACAATTTATACTTATTACGAGAACATCGTTATTTGTTATAGATTTTAAAAGTTTAAATGTATTTGAAACATTTATACCTGCAATTACATCTGATTCACAAACATATTCCTCAAAGTTATCAGATGATAGATACATATCTACCAAGGATGTACGAGCTGTATCAAGTGTTACAATATATACACCGTCGGGTTTAAAATATATATTTACGTCATTAAGAATATCTTTTAGTACTTCAAAAGTTGATTTTATGGCACTAGCCTGTATAGTGGCCAATTTCATACCTGAAATATATATTGTTTATTTCTTTATATTCTTATTTACTTACTTTGTTGTAAGCGTCTGAAACACTCTGATTGATTTTATTTTCAAGTTCTGGTGTCATGGGTGGTTGCAAGGTCATACCATAATCATCTAAACCGAATAAATCCCCTGAACCTTCGCCATCTAATGTCGTTGTAGAGCATCCACCAAAATTACATGTTTCTAAATCCTTCACAGGTAAAAGTGATTCTAACCAATTTCGTATTTCATTACCAACTAAAAGTTTTCCATTTTTTGTAAGCATTGTGGGAACGCGTGTAATTTTGTTTCTGTACTGGGGAGGTATACCTAATGTATTTATATTATGATAACTAACAATTTGTTTTAATTGTTGATGTTTACTGATATAATCAATTATATCCAAACTATGATTACATTGTGGACTATAAATTAAAAGTGACATCTTAAAAATATATTTTAAAATTATTTTATAAAAAAAACACAAAATCGTCTTATATCTAAAAAATTATTTTTTTAAAAATGATATAAACTTGTTAAGATAGTGTGTATACAATAATTTTTTTTAATATTACTCGTCGATTTTTTAGACAAACTTTTTCCTCAGACTATATCATGGCCACACTATTTATTCTTGAAAATGAATTTTTAGGAACATGGTATGTAGGTAAAATTAAACAGAGATTTGGGTCTAAGGGAAATCCTGTGTATAGAAGTATTACACAAGATGGTTTAATTGATAAATTATATAAAAAATATAATGATTATGATAACCCTGGTTTAAATTTAATGTTTTTAAATGAACATAGAACTACATGTCATGGTTTGGGAAGGTGGTTATCACGGTTGGAGTATGAAATTAAACGTAATCCCGAAAAATATGATAATATTGAAAAATTGTTAAAAGCTGGCTGGTATCAATCTGATACTATGGGTTATTCATCTATATATGTATTAAATGTATCGGAAAATAAATTAAATGAAATATATGTTGATTTAAAAAAGAACTGGGGTACTCCAGATGATACATGTAAATTACGAAGTGATTATAAACTCAATACATGTTTAAATAATACATATATTACACGTAAGGAAAAATATAAGAATGATAAACAAAAAACCGAATTTTTATACAAAATTGCGCGTCGACAAGTAATTTATAGAATGAATAAAGGGATTAAACCAAGACAGAAAACACTTGAAAAATATAACTTAAGTGGTTTGTCATCACAATCTAAAATAGAATAAAATGGAGGAACAATATAAACGTGGTATATCCCTACTTAACGGTCAATTATATAAACATCAAAAGGAAGGGTTATCATGGTTACTTTCTATGGAAAATCTAAATCGTGGACCGCGAGGAGGTTTTTTATGCGATGAAATGGGTCTGGGTAAATCTATTCAAACAATTTCGGTTATATTGGGAAATGTAAAAAAGAATACACTTGTAATTGTACCAAAGTCTATAGTCACACAATGGAAAAATGAATTTAATAAATTTGCACCTTCATTAAACGTGTTTATATACGATGGTTCCGAACGAACGAAATATTCAGATGATTTATGTAATTCTGATGTAGTTATTGCCCCATATTCATTACTCACCGAAGAGATGAGAATGTTACATAAAATTAAATGGGGTCGTGTTGTATTAGATGAAGGTCATGAAATAAGGAATCCGAGTTCATCAAAATTTAAAGCTGCGTGTAAACTTCATTCTGATATTCGATGGATTCTATCTGGTACACCAGTATTTAATAGCATGAAGGATTTTATTACGTTATGTGCATTTATTGGTGTTGATAGAAAACTTGTACAAGGAATGACTACACGTGTTAAAAATTTGTATATATTGAGACGAACAAAAGAAGATAATCCAATGCTTGAGATACCCAAATGTAAATTTGAGAATGTTGAACTTGAAATGTATCCCGAAGAACGCGCGTTATATAAACATGCATTTATAGAGTCACAAGAGACAATCAAAGATATTTTTAGAACAGCTATAAACGTTAATATGTATAATATGGAAATATTCGAGTGTTTATTACGTGCGAGACAAACAATGATTTACCCACAAATGTATATAAATGGTATAGCAAAAAAACGTGGTGATATACCCGAGTTTTGGGAAGGAAGATCTAAGAAAATGGAAACGCTATTTAAAATGATTTCGGAACACCCAGATGAAAAAACACTTGTTTTTTGTCAATTTAAACAGGAAATGGACTATATACGTGATAATTTAAAATGTAACGTATTTCGTATAGATGGTTCTGTATCAAAAGAAGATAGAGAAAAACAATTGAAAATGTTTAATGAATCACCACAAAATAGTGTATTTCTTATACAAATAAAAGCTGGTGGTCAGGGTTTAAATATTCAATGTGCTTCCCGTGTTTATTTCACCGGGCCGTGTTGGAATCCTGCGACTGAATTACAAGCTATTGGTAGATGCCATAGATCGGGACAGAAAAGAACGGTATATGTAAAGAAACTCATTTATGTTGATACACCTGGGTATCCATCAGTTGAACAGGCTATGATAGCTTTACAGGGGCATAAGTCCATTTTATCAGCTGAAGTTTTAAAAGATGATAGGTTAAAAAATCAAATACCAACAGGAAATAAGACGAGTGATAAAATTTCAATTTCAGCAATTCGAAATATTTTCCGTGTTTAATATATAATACAAAATGCAAACATTTGGTTCTAGAGCTGAAGTGTTCCACGGAACTGCGATGAAAACTACAGGGGGTCTTATGAAAAAGGATCTTGAACAGGATAAATATGGGAGAATCATTTCCAAAGCCGCTTCCAAAGCCGCTTTGGCGAGAATGAAATCTGAAGGTAAAAAAGCTATGGTTAAGGTTTTTAAACCAAAAAAATCGGGGTTTAAACTCCAGCCAAAATCGGGAACTGCTGCTTATAAAAAACTCATTAAGAAAATGTAATGTAATAGTAAAAATGACGTTGTCTAAATGGAACGAATCCGTTCGATTAGCCAAGATTAAGCAGGGTTTGAACCCAACATCATATATGGAACTCAAAGGTAAGCTTCTCAAAGAAGCTCAGGCTATTTATCAAATTCTTTTAATGAATGATTCTAAACTCCGATAAACTGGAATCCCTTAAGTCTCTGTGGTTCATAAACCACGAGCGAGTTAAGTTTCCAGCTCACACCGAACTTTTTATTCAAAAAATATACACTATTCATTTCAACAACTGCTGTACCTGACTGTCTAGAATACAATCCGTTACTAACTTCGTCGTATAAAGCTTTTTTATTTTCATCATAAACGTGTGATTTTAGTTTGCCATCAAATGTTGAATCAACTTTAACTCTGAATTTTGGTTCCCTATCAGGTGATTCTTTAATGTTAGAATTAAACATTGGTTTAAGTTCATTAAAATTCATTTTTTTACCAAAAATTCTTTCACTCTGTTCAGATACGGAATGTATAATTTTATCTTCGAGATCATGTAAAACTTCATAAAACCTTTTTACATAATTTCCATCTTCGTCGTATCCTTTCATAGCGAAATCAATATTATACTTTGTCGGTCCAACTTCAGGTGTAAAACCCGAAATACCAAATGGCATATACATTCGAGGTATTTGAAATTTCATTACTCCATCTTCATTCGTACAGAGTGAAATTTTTCGACCATCGTAGTTGGCAATTTTCAGAGTTTCAAGGGCATTTGTAAATTTTGCCATTATAATATAAATTTATATATATTACAAACTTTAAGTTAAAAAATGTATTTGTTAAGATTGAAAATTATACAAATACACGTTTGGTACATGTTGACAAAATATAAATTGTTTAGGCGGAACACATAGCACACTCCGCTTCTAGACTATATTGAATAGGTCTCGCCTTTGCTTTACTTCGTAGGTAATACATACCTGTTTTTAATCCAGTTTTCCATGCGTACATATGCATAGATGAAAGTTTAGAAAGTGTAGGACTTTCTACAAATAAATTCATACTTTGACTTTGGTCTATATATACACCTCTATCGGCAGCCATATCAATTATAGTCTTTTGAGACATTTCCCACACTGTTTTGTATAAGTCTTTTAGGTCTTGTGGAATATCTATAATATTTTGTACGGAACCATTTGCCTTAACCATAAGATCTTTCATTTCCTTAGACCATAGACCAATATTCTTTAGATCTTTTACCAAATGTTTGTTTACTACAACAAATTCACCCGCGAGTGTTCGTCTTACATATATATTAGTAGTATATGGTTCGAAACATTCGTTATTTCCTAGAATTTGTGATGTACTTGCAGTTGGCATAGGTGCGAGGAGGAGACTGTTTCTGGTACCATTTTTAACGAGTTTACGCATGGCTTCCCAATCGTATCGTCCGCTAAATTTCGGGTCGCGATCCCACATATCAAATTGGAGAATACCTTTACTGAATGGTGAACCTTTAAAAGTACTATAAGGTCCATACATATCAGCGAGTTCGCAAGACGACTCAAGAGACGCGTGGTAAATTGTTTCGAATATATCACGATTTAATTTTCTCGATTCTTCGGACCCAAATGTCATTCTTAACATGATGAATACATCGGCAAGACCTTGAACTCCAATACCTATTGGACGGTGACGTGTATTTGAACGCATACCATTTTCAGTTGGGTAGAAGTTTTTATCAATAACTCTGTTTAAGTTTCGTGTAATCATTTTTGTCACTCTATGTAATTCTTTATGATCAAACTCCTTTTTCTCGACATCTACGTATTTTGGTAGTGCAATAGAGGCGAGATTACATACGGCTGTTTCATCCTTATCAGTATATTCCAAAATTTCGGTACATAAATTTGATGATTTAATTGTACCAACGTGCTTATGATTTGATTTTTTATTACACGCATCCTTATAGAGCATATAAGGTGTTCCTGTTTCACTTTGTGATTTAATAATCGCTTTCCAAACTTCCGAAGCTGGTACAGTTGTCGTAGCGAGACCTTCTTCTTCGTATTTTTCGTAAAGATCTTCAAATTCTTTACCATAAACATCAGATAAACCCTTCGCTTTATCCGGGCAGAATAACGACCAATTACCACCTGATTCAACACGTTTCATAAACAAATCTGGAATCCACATTGCTGTAAAAAGGTCTCTACATCTTGCCTCTTCGTCACCCTGATTCAAACGAATTTCGAGAAAATCGAGTATATCAGCATGCCATGGTTCCAAGTACACTGCAATAGACCCTTTACGACGCCCAGCCTGATTGACATACCTCGCGGTTGAGTTGTATACTCTAAGCATGGGAATTATACCATCAGATGTACCATTTGTACCTCTGATATGGGATTTATTTGCACGAACATCATGGATATGTAAACCAATACCACCAGCCCATTTACTAATTCGAGCACATTCCTTTACAGTATCATATATACCGTCGATACTGTCTTCCTTATTTGCAATCAAAAAACAAGAAGACATTTGTGGTCTGGGTGTTCCAGCATTGAATAATGTAGGTGTAGCGTGAATAAACAAACCTTTTGATAATGCTTCATACGTTTCAATAACATGGTCTATATCATGACCATGAATACCAATAGCTACACGCATGTATAGATATTGTGGTGTTTCGATAATTTCACCATCAATCTTCTGAAGGTATCCTTTTTCAAGAGTTTTCAGACCAAAATACCCGAAATCAAAGTCGCGTTCTGGTTTAATATTATCCTTAACCTTAGAAGAAACTTCTAAAATTTCGTGTGTGACAATACCAGCCTTATGGAGTTTACGCATAGCAATATGGAAATTATTAGAAGCTCGTTTCTGAATATTACTTGCTGTTATACGGGTCGCTAATACTTCATAATCGGGATCTGATGTGATCATACCAATACATATTTCAGCGGAAAGAGTGTCTATTTCGTGTGTTTTTATACCATCATAAATAGATGAAAATACTTGTTGTGCTATTTTAGTAACATCCACAGATTCGGAGAGGTTGTAATTGAGTTTTGATATCCTGTTGGTGACGTTATCAAACTTTACGTCTTCAACACGACCGGAACGTTTCGTGACTCTCATTATATAATTACTATGGATCTATTTTTTTAACTTACTTGGTGCATTTATGACTAAAATCAGCACTTCTAACAGTGACTGGACCGAGTGTTTCAGCCAAGCGATTGGGCTGGAGAGAAGACGAATTTACAAAAAATTTACCATTCGCGTCACCAACTTTGGCGACTGGTGGGTACGATGCAACAAAGCACTCTGGAGCTTTACATATTGGTCTTTCAATATTTTCTGGTTTGGTAGAATATGCTTGATCGAAATCGGAGAGGATTAACATTTATATTTACTGATACTTTTTTTCCAGGCCTATATTAAATGTGTGACGCTCTTCACATAAATTCACTCAAACAGTGCCCAACTCCATTGAACACATTGTTCTTTTCGGAGTTCAATATGAATTTGCTTCAGCGTGGTATTCGCCAGAGTTTCAGAGATAAAACTGGTGTTGCTATTGATTATCAGAATCCAAGTGATTTGTATAGTATAATGCGTGTTGTGTTTATAAACAACTCAGGGGACCCCAATGCTAATGTTCAAGAACAAGTAAAATATATGAATGGTATTGTTATTAAAACGGCAACAGGTCAAATACAAACGGGTGTTTCTCAATACATGGGGTATATCCATGATGTGGAAACACTTAGTGTTCCAATCGATAGACCCAAAAGTACTACAAACTACGGTAATAAGTTTGGTAAAAACGAAAAAATCGGGTTATAATATAATTAACACGTAATTAGCATTAATTATAATACAAATTTTTGATTATGGTTTGTATTATTAAATTCTATAGCCTTCAACATTTTGAATCCCTTCGCTGACTTGCATACGACCAGCATCTCCAACATTTTGAATTCCTTCACTGACTTGCATACTACCGGCATCTCCAACATTTTGAATCCCTTCACTGACCTGTCGATGAGTCAATGTGTCATTTTCTTCAATAAGATGTCCTTCTTTTACACGTTTAATTTTATATTTAAGGTTTACATTTTTTACATAGACGTCTGATCTACCCTCGCAATCAAATAACACCATATTCTTCGCATGACGAATTTCAAATTCGACTTTTTCTTCTTCGTCATTTCTAACTTTTACATAATGACTACCTGGAAGAAGTTGTATATTAGAAAGTACAATTCTTTTTATTTTTTCACCATCTTCACTCGTCATTTCACCAATTGCATCTTCATCTAACTGCCATTGATTAACAGTAATGTGTTTTACTAAACCTTCTTCAGATTCTTCACAGTCTTTAAACATTGATATAGAGGCTACTGGAGGTTCTATACTTTTAGATGGGGGTCCTTGTTGTCTCATATATTCAATAAAAGGTGTTTCTTCTTCGGTAAGTTCCCTAACATTAACTGAATCACCCAATTCTCTTTTCAGTTCGTGTCCTAAATATTTATAATGTGCCATTGCAATATTTTCGAGTCTACTCTGTTCGGGAAAATCTTCGATTATTGCCGTATTAATCTCTCTACCAGACGATAATGCATATTGTTTATAATTATCAATAGAAATGTTTTTAGTTATTCTATACATTTTATCTCTTTCTTCAGCCTTTTCAACTACCGAAAGAACTTTATTGTATAAATTCACGGCTGCGCGTTTAGTACCTTCTTCTACTTTATCCTCATTAAATTTATAAACCTCGCAATTATCTTCAGGTACATCCCCTTCTCCTTCTTCCGACCAACATTCTTTCACCCCATTTCCTTCTCTACATTTTTCAACCATTGGTCGACCACACCTTAAAAGTGGGGTTTGTTCGACTTCTTTAACAATTTCCTTACCTAAAAATTCAATATATTCCGCAATTTCATCTGCATCTTGTTTACTTACAACACGTTTTGAAATAGCTTCAGAAACAAGTGGTTGTTTTAAAACGGTAACCATAACATCAATCATTTGTTCCATTAACGTACCAACGATTGTGAGACCATTATTTGTTTCAGACCTGTAGTATTCGCGGTAATTTTCGGCGTTTGCGATTCTACCTTTAATTTCTTCGAGTTTATTAACAGCTTCAACTACTTCAGTTGGGGCATCTACTGGTAATTCTGTGGGTGGTCTAGACGCAGGAGGTTTAGACGCAGGAGGTTTAGACGCGACAGGTTCGTCTCCTGATTTTTTAAGAATGTAAATAATTATCAGTATAAGTATTACTGAAACGGAGATTCCTACACCTATTTTATGTTCTCGTTTCATTTATACTATACTATTATTTTTTAATTGAGTATCCTTCGACTTGTGGTTCTATTGCTGCCAAATATGGTTTCCATTTTATTTTTATATCTTTTGCATACATCACTTCACCGTGTACTTCATGCGACCATTTTTCCGCGTTGTTAGGGCACCCAACTTTCCAGGTAAAATCATCTACAAATCCAATCTTAATTTCTTTTGATTCTTCGTGACCGTCCTCGTATACGAGTATAGATGTCATATCAAAACTTACATGGCCCATTTTAAATTTCTTTATATGAACACCATTTTCAGTTATTATTTCACCTCCGTCACCTTCACTGAGTGCACTGAGTTTCATTTCGAAACCTGTGATATATTCTGTATCTTCACATTCTTTGTATAATTTTATAGATGCAATTTTATCACTTTTTAACGCCTCGCCAACCTTTTCCTTTATATTACCGGTAGATTCAACTACTTCACCAGGAATCGATTGTAGTCCCCTGATAACAGATACCATAGAAGCTGCACTCGATGAAAAGCAGCAAAATACACATAAGCACCACAGTCCCATGAGCGTTCCTGCAGTTTTGAGAGTTGCCGCATTCTGGGCTATTTTTATATTTGCGTTCGTCATATTATATTATGTTTATATTTAAAACTGAAAACCTATACTTTTTCTCGTGGTATGACTGCCTACATAATGCCAAAATAAACCTTCTTTTGGTATTACAAATTCGTTTATTTGCCAACCTTTTTTATCATATTTTGTAATTATCTTATCCAGTTTATAATCGTAGTATTTAAAAAAACTTTTATTAGATTCTTGGGCCCATGTGAGGTATATACGTTTTCCCGGTGAATTACTATTTGTATGCCACCCACATCTACTTCCAGGTGGGTAATAGTATATTCCACGATGATCTACATTTTCCTCTTTTAATGAAACTTGTAGTTTTTTTATTATACTATTTATTATATCATCTGCAAACTCATAATTATAAACGATTCTATTTGATTTACATATGTTTGCTTGGGGATATGGTATATCTTCATGTATATTTATTTCATTTCTAAATTCTATATCTGGGTCATAGTCGAGTTTATAATTTAAAGTTTCTGACGAAAACATATGATGAGTATTACCCCATTCTAGTTTATCTAAAAGATTTAGTTCATCTTTAAGGAGATCAAGGAGATCAATCATATTTATATACGACAAAAAATATATCTCAACATACTATAAAACATGAGTGAATTAATGCTCGATGATAAACTTGCCATGGATGATGCGAATCCATTTGTAGAATTTATGCCAGGTTCGAGTCGTCAACCACACGACTTTGGCGAATACGTTGCACCAGAAGAAGAAAAAGAAGAAGAACCATATAAGAGTCCTGCATGTGATGTAATTTCAAAAAATGTAGGTAGACCAGGGTACAGTGAAGAAAAATGTGCTTTATCTAGACCACTTATTCCAGGAAGAAATATAGATAAAGGGTTTACAGAACGTGGTTTTTTTCACCAATCTGAAAATGTAGAAAAGATAGCAAAAGCTGTAAAGGCTGGTTCAACTAATAACTTTATATTGAATCTGATTAGTATGTTATTTCTGATTCTATTAATTGTAATGTTCTAAATAATTTTTCAAGATTATATTTATTTGTAGATGTTTTTATAACGTCTGGAAGTACATCTAAACATATTTCTCTTACGAGTTTTTTCTGCCAAGAACACTTTTTATTGATATATGGAGGTGAGAATGTCGGATCTAATATTTTTACAGAATTCATAATTCGTATGAGTGAATTTATATTTTTGTTTTCGAATAACACATTATCTAATTGAATTAAAACCATTTTATGTATAGTTTCAAGTGTTTTAATAACCATGGTATCGAGAAACCTTTCATAACGAACAAGACTCTTATCATTATAATTAAAGTCACACGTTGTTACTGTTCCAAACGTATCTACTAGATTTTCATAACCTGCACCTTCTTTGTATTTAGAATAATAAATTTCAACAATTGTTTTATTTTCATCTATATCGAATATTTGATGACATTGGTCTACAAACGAGGTCATATGTAAAAAAATATATAATTACATCTTTAAACCATTCCAAATTTCTTTTCCTTTTCAAACTTAAGTTGACATTTAAGTTTTTCTAAACTATCCTGCTTTTTAATATCCGAACCAGAACACTCGTGTATTTCTAATTGAATACATCTAGAACAAAAAGATAAATTACAATATTTACATGGTATTGGAATACCCTTTTTTTTACATTTAAAACACGGCATTTAAAAACAACCTAAGTTACCTTTAACTTATATTTTTTTTAAGTTACAATGTATACAACTATTGCAAATAATACATTTTCATATTTTCTTACTCTGAATGAGTTTAGAGAAAAGATAAAACGGGAACATCCCGATATCGAACCATCATGGATTAAACTAACAACAATAACAATGATTTCACAATTTAAAAAAAATATAAACATACAGTTTTTAACGGATTTTTTTAAAGAAGATGGTTTGAAACTAAAAAATGTAAAGAAAAGCGAAAAAAGTAAATTTAATTGGAAGATGAAGGATACGACATTTTATAATCAAATATCATTGGTATATGAAGATCATCATAGTACTAAATCTGTAAAAGTTTTTCCAAATGGGAGTATACAGGTAGCAGGATGTGCCGATTTATTTGATTGTAAACGTGTTATTAAACAATTGTCATACATGTTCAGTAGAATTCTTGGTAAAGAATATGTTATACCAGAAGACGCATTCCGTGTTGTTATGATTAATTCGAATTTTAGTTTGAATAAAAATTTAAACCTTATTCAAACGGCTCAAAAATTTGAAGATGCAACACGTATAATACAAACTACGGGAGAGAGGGGTGTTTTTAAAACGTCGTTTGAACCAGATAGATATTCTGCCGTTAAAGTTAAATTTAAACCAGCGGAGGACATGAAAGAAATTACGACGAGTATTTTTAGTACAGGTAAGATTATCATTACAGGTGCAGAAACACTCAAAGAGATTGCACTTGCTTATAATATCATTATATCACATATTCTTCATCATAAAAAATCTATAATCGTTTCGGATATAGATCCATTAAAAAAAGAAATTTTCAACGTGGCCTCAGGATACAACATAAATGATATTATAAAAATGGCAACTGATATAGGACATAAATCGTGGATAGATACTATTAAAAATAAACAAATTAATTTCTAATGTAATACTAATATATAAGATGTCTCAAAGACTTGGTATGGCCGATGGTCGATGTTTCACAGTAAACGCTTCTAACCAATTACTCAACAACTATCTCATGAAACAGAATGGTATCACATTTGAAGATAATTATTCGTTTCGTAAAATGCTCCAGCAAAAGGGCCCAGAACTTTTGAAACCAGTACAAGATTTACAGGGTACTGAAAAGTGTGGATCTTGCGATAAAGCACTTCTCAAAGTTCCAAATATTTATTAAACACGTACGATAAATTTCAACTTTTAACTTCTTTAAGTTTTGTAGAGAATGACACAGTGTGCCATATGTCTCAATGAGGTAAGGCGAACAAGGAAAAATGAACCATTACGTTGTGGTCATTTATTCCATTCACATTGTCTACAGAAATGGAAAGATAAGGGTAATCAGAGATGTCCAATTTGTCGTAAAATTTTCGATTGTGAAAATTTCAGGGTACAGATTACCGTACATAATTTATTCGAAGAAACGTCAAATACGGTAACAGTGGATAATAGTGAGTATATTTTCAATGCACTCGATATATTTTTCGATGTAGGAAATCAAACCGATTTATCAAGTCTTCTTGGTGATTTTGGGGTGAGTGTGTCCGACCTTGATTCCTCTGTTCTTAACACAGAATGAACTACAATATTTTTTATAGCTTAAACCGGGATAATTACGAGAAGCTGTTCTAGGATCTTGAATACTTTTACCTTTCGCATCCACTAATAACGGACCAGTCGCCCAACCCCTTTTATGACTAAATATATTTGCTTTAAATTTTAAAAGCTTACCAGGCACAAGTTTTCCAGATCTTTTTACACGGCTTACAGGAACCTTGAAAAATTTAGCTATACTTTCGTATGTATTACCTTTTTTTACTTTATATTCAACGGAACCATGTTGTTTATAAAAATGAAAATCACCTTGTCTGAAATAGTTTCTTTTATTTCCGGGTGCTACAAACATCATGACTTTAAAATGGTTTGGTTTACATTTTTCATTTGCTTTTGCCATATATACTTTTTTAGGATTATCCGCAACAACTCTTTGAGGTAACCCTTTACAATGTGTATATGTATGAGAAAGATTACGTATACCAGCCCGTTCACCTGGTATACTTTTTTGTAAACGCATACTTTCGTAATCTCCTACTGCATATGCGTAACAATTATTATTGCCTATACCAACTGTACGACCCCATAATCTTTGGGTGTAGTTTGGTTCAGAACCACTCAGAGGAAGGGATGGTTTCTTCATTACTAATATCATAGAAAAAAAATATTGGTAATAAATAAAATGCTCAGAGATCTCGCAAACGCTAAAAAAATGAACGACGTCTTAACAGAACTTCTCATCTTCGTTCTTTCCATCCTTATCAGTACATTTGTACTTCGATTTGCATGGAACCAATCGCTTGTTAAACACATAACGACTCTTAAACCAATCAAGACATTCCTTGACGCGTTTATTCTTTCCCTTGCCATATCCGTCGTTAGAGGACTTTAATTATACTTCTTTGTAACCAACAAACTTTTCACCAGTTGGTGATTTGAGTTGTGGAAATGACTTAATTCCGTCGCATTTGCTTTTTTCGCAATCGACGAAATTGTGATTAATCCCTTTCTTTTTAAAATAATCGAGTTGTTTTGTTGTCCATCCACACCATGTCGTGCCATAAACGGTCCATTCGCCACCATTGGTAGATTTTTTAACCTGACCTGTTTTCATAAGAATAATTGTGTTGATTACACCGAGAATAATAAATGGTAACTTGTTCATTATACTTATTTAATATATTTTATTTTTAGACTCTGACATATTTGCGCTATTGTCTTATCCTTTGTCTGGATATTCATGGAGTTTGCAATTTTAACAAGTTCACTTTTTTTATACGATTCACATTTACGCGTCCCAATTTTAACATAACCTTTTTTAGATAATGAAACTTTAGGTGGCGGTTTATTTCCACCATGTTTTACAGTAATAGGCTTTGGTTTGATAGGCGTTCTACCTATAATATCAAGAATTTTAGTCAATTCCTGTTTTTTCTCTCTGTACGGTGAAAAGTATCGGTCTTTGAATATTTGTTTAAATGTAGGTAAATTTCCGTGGCCTACAGGACTCATTCGAAGTCTATAATTATTGATTTTATGTGTATTAAGACCCAAATATTCTGGTGGTAAAATGCGTTCTATAAACTGAATAGTTTCTGCACCTACATAAATTCCTTCAGTTTTTAATAATTGTCTTACAGAATTAAGGAAAAAATGAACGTCATACATGTAATTTGATTCTCTGTATATTCCATATTTAATTTTAAATTCACCCGAATCAATTTCTGGATTTTGTATACCACTTATACATGAAAATCCAAAATCATTTAAGGATGCTTCTATACCTATATCATGCACTTTTAGAATATTAGTATCGTCAATTTTAAACCTTCGTATACCTTTTGCTTTTACATTGGTATCTATTAAAATATTTTCTGTATGTAAATCGTGATGTCTAAAAGATGGATATTTTCTATGAATTCTGTATAAATTATATAGTATATGTGTAACTATGGTTCTAAGATGTATTGGACGAAGTGTTTTTGCATTATCTTTTACAAATTTAGTTAAATTTCCACTATTTGCATATTCTGTGTAAATAATGGAATATTTATCACATTTTTGATATGCATACATACGAGTTCCACTCAATTTTTCTATACGTTTACCTATCTTATATTCATACCTAGTTGGATCATTTGATACTTTTATAGCGACAGGTTTTTCACATTCTTTATCTATACATCCTAGAAATACTTCACCCATTTGCCCTTTACCAATTTTACGTAAACCTTTTTTACTACTTAAAGAACCATTAACACTAAAATTGGTACCAGGTTTATAAAACACTTCATGTGGTTTACACCCAATACCTTGTATAGCTTTTATAACATTTTTTCCCAATAGATTTCTTTGAGATTGTGTTTTTACATTTTTTTTATCTCTTGAAATAGATGCAATTTTTTTCAAATCGTTAATGTGACGTTCACGTTCCATACTGGTATACAATAATATTTTATTCGTCAATTTCTTCTTCGATGTATTCATCTTCCTCAACTACATCATTATTATCGAGACCCTGGAATGCAAAAGATGGTAATTTTGAAGATTGTTCACACAAAACTTGCGAAAGGCGTACACTTACACCAAATTTATTATCGATAAACCAAATTTGGTTTACATCGACAATACACGCGCATCTCTGACCTTTTTCAATTTGATCGACTGAAATCAATTCACGTGCCGAGTTATATGCTTCGGCTAAGAATTCACCTGTCTGTTTGGTCATAATCTTGAGCTTGAGGGTATCAGGATAATCGTCTTTACCCTGACGAACGAGTGGTTTATACAGGGCTTCACGAATAACATTAATATCATACGCTTTTCCAAGCCATTCTTTTGAGTTATCAGCAACTGTCTTGATGATAATTTCGTCAAGTTCCTTTAATTTTTCAGATAATTCCATAGCCGGTTCATTATCTTTGTCAAATGATAAATCAAGTGAATATGAAGTTTTATTTGTTGCTTCATCAGTAAATGCACTCATACCAAATGGTGAACGCATAAACGGGAGTTGTAAATAGAGTTTCTTTTTACCATCTTGTGCATTAATATACACAGTTTTTCCACCGTTCTTATTTTTCTTCATCTTCGTGAAGACAACAGACGACGGATCAAATTGTTCGGAAACTTGGATAATATTAGACATTGTATTTTATATATTATATAGGAACCCAAACTTTAAGTCGGTTTTTTTTCTCAATATACAATATATAAAATATTCACAATGGGTCTTTTTAAAGATTGTGGTTGTGGATGTGATGGTAAGAAACAGGAACAAAAGTTACTGATTTCTATCATGTCTGCGTTAATTTTCTTTGTGATTGCAAACCCTGAAACATTTCGTACAATGCGTAGGGTGTTTGGGTCATGGGTTTCCAGCCCAACTGGATGTCCATCTACAAGTGGTCTCGTACTTCATACAGTCGTTTTCATGTTAGTTACATGGGCTATGATGAATATAAAGCGCGAAGAGTATGCTCCATTTGAACCAATAGTAGAAGAAACTGTTGGTCCATCGCCAGTACCTGGTCCATCGCCGGGTCCATCTCCACCACCTCAAATGGTTGATATGCCATCACCATTACCAGGTATATCAGAGGAACAATTTACTATGTTGGATACTGGTAGAGAATTAGGTTCATTAGATTTAACTAACGACGGTGAGGCTGTTACATGTTCGTGTTCTGATGGTAGAAATGCTGTTATAACACCCTAATTAAAAATCCTCATTAAATTCTATATTTTCTGTATCTTCGTCCATTTTACCATAATCACCGACACGTTTTTCAAAAAAATTTGTTTTACCGTCGAGTGATATATTCTCCATAAAATCAAAGGGATTTTTTGTGTTCCAGATTTTATCGTGACCCACTTGTTTAATTAATCTGTCTGCAACATATTCTATATATTCGGACATTTTTTCAGAATTCATTCCAATGAGACTACATGGAAGTGCATCTGTAATAAATTCCTTTTCGATTGAAACTGCATCTTTTATAATTTCTTCAATTACAGTCTTAGATGGTTTATTTTTCAACATTTTAAATAGTTCGACTGCAAATTCTAAATGCATACCTTCATCTCTACTTATAAGTTCATTACTAAAACATAAACCTGGTAATAAACCTCTCTTTTTCAACCAGAAAATCGCGCAGAAACTTCCGGAAAAGAAAATGCCTTCAACACATGCAAATGCTATTAATCTTTCTGAAAATGGTCTATTTTTATCAAACCATTTCATAGCCCATTTTGCCTTTTTCTCTATACACGGAATTGTCTGAATAGCTTCGAATAATTCTTTCTTTTCCTTAGAACTTCTTATATATTTATCTATAAGTTTGCTATATGTTTCTCCATGAACCATCTCATTATGTTCCTGATATGCATAAAAAGATCTAGCTTCTGTATATTGCACCTCACTTGCAAAATTATCATTTAAATTTTCAAAAACTATTCCATCTGAACCTGCAAAAAAAGCTAATATATATTTTATAAAATGTTTTTCATTATCACTTAAACTATTCCAATCGTCCATATCTTTGGAAAAGTCAATTTCTTCAGCGGTCCAATTAGACATCTGTGCCTTTTTATACAAAGACCATAAATTTTCATGTTCTATAGGAAATACAGTAAACCTACTGAGCGTTGGTAGAAGCATTGGTTCTGCCTCTTCTAAAAATTCCTGAAATTCAAAGAAGTCTCCAATCAGGGTACCATTTACAATCAATTGTGGAAATGTTGATGCTTGTGCACCACATCTCGATTTTAGTTCTGTTTTATCGATTATTGTTTTTTTATATTCCAGGTTATAGTCCTTACAAAGGTTTTCTGCGTGTTCGCAATACGTACATCCATTTTTGGATAAAATTTCAACTCCCATCTGTGCTAATACCTGTAAATATTTTTGTCGTAAATCTTTAGATATGATTAATATTTCTGAAATTCAGCCTGGAGATTTAATCAAGGTCCTTGTGAATTTAGAAGATATAGAAGATGAACTGTACGCGAAAGTAAAAGAAAATAATAATGATTACCTGGTTGTTTCGTATTATTCAGAGACATCCATGACGTATAAAGGTGCTTGTTTATATGAATATGAAGAAGATAAAGATGAACTTGTTCAAATGGATAATCTTTCAGAACATCATCAATCTCCAGAGTATTTCGTAAATATTCAAGATAATTTATATGCAATGATAGATGAAATAAATTCAGATGACGAGAGTGATATAATAGATGATTCTGATGATGATGGTAGTGATCTAGACGATTTTATAGTTCCGGATGATGTTATTGATGGAATTGTTATTCCTCCATCAAATCATAAGACTATAGACAAAGAGTGGTCTGAATGGGAACCGAGAAGTCCTGGTTCTAAAAGATTTAAGGATATGGTAAATTCTTTAGAAGCACAAGCAAAAATACAGGCAGATGAAATGAATTTTTAAACACCTAAGTGCGATTTATATTTTTATGAATTTTAATACTTCATTATAGAATGGAAGAATTGGCTGCTATATGGTCCGAAGTGGACAAACTTTTAAAAAAACCAACGTTAAAAAGGCCAATTAATACATACACATGTAAAGAATGCAACGGTACAAAAGTATTTTCAAAAGAGGGTATGCCAACATGCTCTGATTGTGGTTTAGTTGATACAATGTTTATAGATGAAAGTCCGGAATGGACAAGTGGTGTATCAGATGATGGTAAAGTAAATGATCCATCTAGATGTGGAAATCCAAATGCAAACCCAGAATTGTTTTCAAATGAATGGGGTAAAGGAACTGTTATCATGACGCAAAATACATCTACGTATGAAAATAAACGAATGGCTAAAATTAACTTTCATCAATCAATGAATCATAAAGATAGAGCGTTATTTCATGCTTATAAGAGTATTGATGAAGCTTGTCATACATTACCTGATAGTGTTTTAAAGGATGCAAAAATGATGTATAGAAAGTTTAATTTAGAAAAATTGACAAGAGGTGCTGTACGATCTGGAATAAAGGGCAACTGTGTTTTGTATGCATGTCGTTTATCAAAAATTCCAAGAACGACAAAAGAGATTGCGGATATGTTTGGTATAAATAGTAAAGATATTAGTCGAACAACACAAATGTTCACAGAAACACTACTAGGTAAAACCGAAAAGAATTACGTTACTCGACCTTTTGATGTCATGAATAGATTACTTAATTCATTTACCGTTACACGAGAACAAAGATTTAATTGTACAAAAATGTGTTCTCAATTAGAAAATTGTTCTGAACTTATGAGTAAAACACCAAATAGTGTAGCATCAACTATTATATACTTGGTTCTGAAAGGTAGTTTTACAAAAACAGATGTATGTGAAAAGTGTGGTATTTCTATACCAACTATAAATAAAATTGAAACTATAATTAAAAAATACTTAGAGGAATAAAACATTAAATTTATAATATGAAGAAAATCTTTTTAAGTACCCCATGTTATGGAGGTCTTTGTTTAGAAAAATACATGATTAGTATTATTCGACTTCAACTTCTTCTTATAAAAGAGGGTTTTCAACTTATGATTGATACAACAGAGAATGAAAGTCTTGTTCATCGTGCTCGTAATGTTGCAGTTGGAAGATTTATGCAAAAGACGGATGCGGAATATTTTATGTTTATAGATGCAGATATAGATTTCGATCCATTATCTGTTGTACGTCTTCTTCGTTCTGGTCATGATGTATCTGTTGCGATTTATCCTAAAAAGGTAGTAATGTGGGATCAGGCAAAAACTGCTATAGAATCTGGTGATACTAGAAATATGGCTATGCTTTCTTCGAGTTTAGTAGCGAATATAGGTGCGCAACATAGACAAGTGGAAAATGGTTTTGTTGAAGTATTAGATGGTCCAACTGGGTTTATGGTTATTACTAGAGAGGCATTTGATAAAATGCACGAGCATTATAAAGAAGAATTAGATTGTGTAAACGATCATCAAAATAGAGACTTTGAAAAATACTGTGCTTTATTTGATTGTATGATAGATCCTGACAACAGAAGGTATCTTTCTGAAGATTATGCATTTTGTAGAAGATGGCAGCAAATGGGTGGTAAAATATATGCAGATTGTAATACAACATTAGGGCATATAGGTAATTTACCTTTTAGTGGGTGTCTTAAAGATAGGCTTAAGGTTTAGAATTAATAGTATATTATGAGATTTGCAACAATTATCGTAACGCGTGGAAATTCGTGTCACGTAAAAACACTTCATACTATTCTTAGATTTAACTTAAAGTGTATGCAAAGGGGTAATACAGAAAATGAAGTTGTTTTTGTAAATGAAGATCCTTTTGAAAAAGCTGATATGATATATAAATATTTAAAAACACACGATCGTATATTTTTCGTAGATTTTGGTATTAGTGTTGATGATGATTCTCTTGAAATAGCGTTTGACAAACATGACGGTATTGGATGTATGGTATTTCCAGGTGTAACTGAAGGTATAGATTGGGATATGTTTAAGGAAAAAGTAAAAAAAGGAACTAAAGAACCAGTAGAACAAATGGGGTTGCATTTTGATACAGAGGTTGGTACTAAAGTCTCTGGTGATGTTTATACAGTAAAAGAAACATCCGCAAAAGCATGGGTTATGTTAAATAAGAACGTAATGAAAAATTTAAAAGATAGAAAAAATGGTTCATTTAAAATACATCCAAGAATGAAAACTATGTTTATGAAATTTCAAGAAGCTGGTATAAAAATTCATGCATATACAGCATCTAAGTTGATCATGACATATAGTCATGAATGTATAAGTAATATATTAAACGCAGCTGGTGTTAAATCAAATTAAAGAATAGAGTAATTATATAGAACATAATGGCACGTGTATCTGTAAAGTCGGGCGACCCACTTTACAAATATGCGATTTCTTTTATGGAATCCAAATGGGGTACTAAAAAAGGTATTTTTCCGGGGTGTCAACCTATTTCAATAGAACGACAACACTTTGGTATACTTTCAAAAAATGATTATGTTGTTTGTGAAAAAACGGATGGAACACGATATATGATGCTTGCATTTATATACGAAAATCGAAAAGTGTGTGTATTCCTAAATCGTGCACTCGAAATGTTTACATGTTCACTTAATTTTAGGCGTCCAATATATGATGGTACTATTTTAGAGGGTGAATTATATGATAACGTATTTATGATTTATGATTGTTTAATGACATGTGGTGAAGTTATAGGTCAACAAAATTTTTTGGAACGTTTAGAACATTGTGAAAAAACAATAAAAAAGATGATGGTTTTAAAAACAGATCCAATATTTTTAAAAGTTAAAACATTCCATCTTCACCAGGATTTTAAAGAATTTATGGATGTGTATCTTCCAACTGTTAAACAGGAAATGGATGGTCTTATTTTTACTCCTATAAATGAACCTATACGTACAGGTACACATGAGACTATGTTTAAATGGAAACCAAGGAATAAAAATACAATTGATTTTAAAATAAAGAAGTCACATACTGTAGAAACACCTGGGTGTGAACCTGGTACACGTGTATGGAAGTTATATATACAAGATAGGGGTAAACTTATACATGAATCACAAATACCTATTGATCGTATGTCGGATTATAAATGGTTGAATGAAAATGATATTGTTGAATGTATGTATGTAACATGGGAAACTGGACCTTTATGGTGGAAACCTATAAAAAGAAGAACTGATAAAACGTTTCCAAATAGTCGTCGAACATTTTATAGGACTTTAGTGAATATCAAGGAGAACATTCAGATGAAGGAGTTTTTAGATTGTATACCTGGACGTAATGACTATCTTCATTAGGTAAACCATCGAGTTTAAATAATTTATCGTCATCCTGTACAATCCAATCTTCTTTAAATTTAGTCATCGATGTGTAATGACCACCCCATTGAATACCTTTATGAATTATAGACCCACATAACTCGTATCCCAATTTTAAAAATTCATCTATCTTTACTTTACTTTTTTTATCGAATGATATAAGTAGAATTTTAGGTTTTTTCGATATAAAACACCTTGTTGTAGCTACATGATGTTTTACATTATCATTATCAATATAACCTTCTATTGCATTCCATTTATTTCCTTCTTCAATCATTTCATCTACACTTTTTATCTCTTTTTTCATATTTAAAATATGTATACAAAACGGTATTTTAATTATATTTTTACTAACAGGTGATATTGTTACTTGTGTTGTTTCTCCATAAAGTAGTTCTTTAATTATAGGGTATTCTTTCTCGAGTATATCTATAATACATAATAGAGCGTCCTGAGCGTCATGTGGTTCACCAATTTTAAACCGTGGAAACTTTTTTATAAATTCTAATAATAATGGTTGTATTGTAAATATTTTAGATTCGTGTGTTGAAAAATATATATGAACTATGTTTTCATATATTTTTGTAAAAGGACACTCACCCTTGTATTTGTTATGTAATATATATTCTGATACTTTATGTATATGTAGAAAACACTGTATAGCTGAATTAAAATAACACGTATTTCCGATATTAGTGAAGCCGTGCATCTGAAAAAGGTGTATAAAAAAGGCTTAAGAAGAAGACGCGATATATAAATGTAATAAAAGAATGGACGTTCATAAAATATGTGATACAATCGAACCTATTCTTAATAAGTTCAAAAATAATGAATTTATTGAAATGGAGTTTCGTCTCGGTAAGTATAATGGTACATTTTTCGATACGAATATAGGTAAGGATATGTATGTTAAAATGTTAAATGGTCTTAATAAATATACCGGATGGGATCGTATTGTTCAGTCAGAAACAGATGTCTTTTTCCGTGAAAAGGATAATCTTCGTATAACTATAGATGAAACTACGAATGAAGAAACTATTATAAAAAAAGAAAGGGTGCATGTTGAGGATTTTAAGAATCTTAAGGATACACCTTTTGATATAAGATTTTGCATTTCTAAAGAGACTCCGATGGAACATGATTATGATAGTGAAATGGATGGTAAAAAAACGAAGACACGTACTTCTTTTTTTCGTAAGAATGTATCTATTGATATGACTTCTGTGTACGGAAATGTTCATGATATGGATTCAGAAGATCCATATACATACCAGGTTGAATTTGAAATTATAAAACCACAAAGTGTTGAAGATAAGAATATGATATTTAACATTATCCATAAAATAAAAGATTTATTTAATATGTTAGAGTAAAGTAAATATGTTAGCTTGGATACTTATAGTTATAATTGCATTATTTTTACTTTATGATGTAGATATTACAGGTGAACGTGTAAAAGTACATGGTTTTACTACAAAATACTTTTATATGTCGCATGGAGAATCAAAAAATGTATTCGAAAAAATGAAGAAAGATGGTCTACCTGATGAGACTATAAAAGAATTTATTATGATGGAAGATAGATTCCTTAATCTTGAACGTCTATCAGTTTGTACACAAACATCTCGTAAAATAGAAGCATTTGGTCTTTCTAAAGAAATAAAAGAGAGATTTCGTGGATATGATTTTTCATATCATGCTAATCATCTTAAACAGATTTCTGAACCACATAAACTCATAAATCGAAGTATAGTATGTTTATAAGGTATAAAAGTGTTCTTCTATGTGACCCAGCTTCCATTTCATATAGGTTATCATATATGAATATAATGAGATTTGTATCATCTTTATCCCTATGTTTTTCTAAATAGTTTTTAGCGTTATCAGTGTTTATAAATTCATCCGTACAATAATATTTTATTTCTAATTTTCCCATACCTGACTGGTGTGTTTCTCTTTCTATACGTATATAATCTGCTATAGTATAAAATATAGCATCTATTATGCTCGACAAAATATAGTTATTCCAGCGTTCTTTATAATCGATAATGAAGCCATTTCTATTTTGTCGGACACGATTTAATAATAATTCTCGTGGATCTTCCATGTTTATTTAGTTTTGCGTTTATTCTTTAAGGCTTGCGGAAAATTTTGTTGAAGTTGTCTTTTTATCTTAATATATCCTCTCACTTTGTTACTATTAAGTGGTGGTGTTTTTGGTAAATTTGTAACGTATTTTATGACATTATTTACCATAGTATTACCATATTTACCATATAATTTTTGAGCTTCGTTTTTAATGAGTTTCTTTTTAAGATCCTGTTCTTGATTAAGTTTCATATTCTTGACCATAGCTCTTTTGATGTCGTTCGCGACCATCTTTTTTATAACACCGTTACGTGTTGTGACGTTAAGAGATTTATTCTTTTCAGCTTTATTTAATTCTTTCTTTACATCACGTACATTTTTATCCAAATCCATAACTTTACCATACTTTGTCATCCACTTTTTACCATACATTTTAACAAGATCATTCTTGATACTTGTATTATTAATACGTCGTTTTTTATTCACAATATTTCTATTTCTTTTCAAAAGAGCTCTTTCCATCTCGTTTGCAAGTGAATTTGGTGTATTAGGTGTTTTTGGTTTATTTTGAAGTTTTTGACAAAGTATTTTTACAGTATCTTTATCATTAACTGTAATACCTTTAGATAATGCTATGGCAACAAGTTGTTCTTTTTTCATAGTTCGACACAATTTATCATCAATTTTTAAATTGGATGTACCTTTGTTAATTGCATCGAGCGCCGAACATATAGTTTCTTTTGTATTTTTCTGTTTTACACCAACTACACCCAATTTTTTAGCGACATCGAGTAAGACAGGTTTTGTAAGTCTATTACATTTACGTCCACCTATTTTCATAACACCATTTTTATCGTATGAAATAGATACATTTTTAGTTGTATTCTTTTTCTTTTTTGATGTAGTTCTTTTCTTTGGAATTTTAAAACAACAATCTGAACCTTGTGGGTTTTTACGTACTTCGAACCCACTTTTACATGGTGGGCGTCTAGGTTTTGGACATGTAGAAGCTTTTATAGTTCTCTTGATTGGAATTTTTGGTGCATTTACATTACGGTTTACTAAACCCATGGTATATCCTAATACATGGAGTAGTTTTGTCATATCAATACCTATTTTATAGGCCTTTTCAAGATCATCTGGATCGCTTTCACCTTGAATTTGAACTACACCCGAACCAGTTTTTCCATATTTAGTCGATAAAACGAAATTATGGTCTTTATATGTCATATATAAAAATGGTGTTAATTCAGGTTCATAACTAATACTTTGGGCTTTTATTGGGTTTTGGCTTGTGATTCTTGCTAAATCAAAGTTTACATTAGTATTAAAGAAACCTGCAATATTGTTATATTCAATATCATTATACAAAAACTGATGTTTTTCTGTATACGTATCAATTATATATTTACGTAAAGACTCTGGTTGTCGTTTAAGGTTTTTAGATCCTAAAAACCCACCAGAAAATCGAATTTTGCCATTACTGTAAATTACAAACGTGAAATTTTTACGTTCCATACCATCCATCATATATCCACCTAATTGTACTGAAAAGAACTCTTTATTCAAATCACCTTTTAATCCAAAATTAGATGTATGTATGGCACCAGTTTGAAATCTTCCGAAATAACCTTTAATTTCATTAAGATCTATGGTTAAACCAGGTGCTATTTGAGCATGACCTTTTGGTTTTTGTTTTAAAATATATTGCATATTTACACGCTTTTCATCCTTTGAAAACTTTTTGTTTACAAGAACATTATACATACCCGGGTTAAATTTACCAATTTTAAGACCACCTGATGTAGTAGACATAGATGATGGTTTGGATGTTTGAATAGAAACATTCGAATTTTTTACGAATTGCCTGGGATCCATATCTTATTCTATTATGATATTTTATTTACATATCGTTACTATATCCTTGGATTTCATCTTCGTTTATTATATCAATTCCAAATATAAATGACTGTTTTTTACATAATTTACCCTTATATGTTAATATATCTTCTCTAACTTCTATATCACGTTGACTAAATGGACCAATGTAAAAATCCTGGGTAAAACGTGGTTTTCCAAGATTATTTGCTTGACAATGTGAATTAAATAATGCAACAAATTCTTTTTGGGGACAGAATAAATCTGAACCGTATTTTACAGCAGTTGATTGTAAGAAGTTTTCGAGTGTGTTCGCCACTGTTGCAACTTGTTTCTGAACAGTTTTAAAATACTCTGGTACAACATTCCAAATATCCTTATCTGCATATTTTTGTGCGTATTCGAGATATGCTCGAATACATTTTTGAAGTATGATAGGCAATTCGTCATCGAGTTTATTTTCAAGCGTTGGGTCTGCATTTTTAACTTGTTTTCCAAAATTCCACGTGAGGATACGTCGTAAAACACTTCCCGAATTATCTTTCCAATCTGGAATTTCATTTCCACCAAGCACACCGGGCGTTTTCCATTCAAATGATTTAGCTTTTTCATGTTTTACAGCTATAGAAACATCTTCACCCGATACTATAGATTGGAATTCTGCTTGTTCGAGTTGTAAATCACCTTTTACTTCAGGTGCAATAAACATGAAAGCATTATAAATAGAAGATAAACCAAATTTCTTCTCAACATTATTTGAAAGTGTACTTACATCATCCGCGTTATAAAATCTCCGAAAAACTTTAGTGATGAGAGTAGATTTACCTGAACGTGCAATACCTTTTAAAAATGGTATAATTTGCCATGCATCCATATCATTTACATCAAAACATAAACGACCACCCATAACATACATCCATTTAGATACTTCTGAATCAAATTTTTGATAATCAAGTATAGACTGAAAAAATGGTGTTGGTATATCATACCAATTTTCTATATGATCATAATCTGTAAATTCCTTATTGAAATATTTACAACTTACAACCGTTTGATCGAGGTTTTTAAATTCACGTGAATCATATGTATAAAATGACGATTCATATAAACCTGTTTTAGCAGACCATTCCTTTCCTATAAAAATACCATTTGTAAACGACCAAACGTGTCTATTTTTAATGATCTCAGGAAACTGCATATCTTTACAGTTTGTTAAATGTCGAATAACATCGTTATATACAGAACCACGTGTTGATAAATTTTTCCATAGTTCATACCTCGTTTCTTTTTGAGCTACACCATATACATATTCCTGAATGGTTTCAATCTGTTTCCAGGCGCGTGTATCTTGATCATCATCTGTTTTAATTTGGGTACAACAATATCCCTTGTATCGTTTTATGTTCATTTCGTATAGGTTTTGTAAACATGCAAGGATAGCCTGTTGATATGGGACTAATTCATCTATATTATCAATGGTCGAACATCTAAAGATGGATGGGTCTGATTCAGGGTTAATTGGGACGTATGTTGGGTTATTAATTCGTTCATGTATACGCGCAGCTCTAAAAATGATTTGCCATGCATCGTCAACTTGGTCTATAAGACGGTTTATACGCATAGATATTTTCATATCTTCGTCATCTTCTATATCCAAAAGTTTCAAAACTTCAGCCCGATGATACATTTGCCCTAATTGCATTTTTAAACGTTTATGATTTCCAGAAACAAGTTCAACATCAAATTTAATTGGGATACCCGTTTCAGGGTCCAGATCCTGAGGATTTATAAAATTTTTATATCCGAGTTGGAATGATACCATGCTATTATCTGTGGCATTAATATCCCACATATCTTCCAATTGAGATAGAAGGTGCATAAACTCTTCAGGGTTGAGAGATTGAATCTGGTTAGACCACATAATAGCATTGGATTCACGTTGATTTGATTCCGAACTAATAAAATGCGTTTCATCCATTTTCTTTTATTTACATATGATTATTTTTCTTAAGTTTATTTTTTTTGTAAATGAGATAACATTTTTATTAAAATTTTATTTTGGATCTCTATCTGTCTTGATATATTTACCAGAGCAGAACATACAGTTTCCCCTTCTTCGGTTGCAAGTACCGAACTCAGCAGACCACCCATATCCATTACATATTGTCCGTCATTTTCATCTTCAAACATAATATTATCTTCATCGTCTGTCATTTCAAGTTCAAGTTCATCAATAATGGATTCTTGATCCTGATCTTCACTTTCATTATTTTCTTCAATTTCTTTAATTTCATCAGTTGGTTCAAGAATTGTATCTTCTTTGTCGGTCATTTGTATTTACCAGGAAAAATCAAATTGTGTTTTTTCGCGGGGGTCACCTGAAAAAAAAATCTTGGTATATAGTACAAAAAACAAACAAAATGGCCGGTGGTCTCATGCAACTCGTCGCCTATGGCGCCCAAGATGTCTACTTGACTGGTAACCCAAAAGTCACTTTCTTCCAGGCGGTTTACAAACGCCACACTAACTTTGCGATGGAAAACATCGAACAAACTGTCAACGGTACTGCCGCGTCCGATGGTCGCGTTTCCGTCACGGTCGCCAGAAATGGTGATTTGATCGCGGACATGTACGTTGAATTGCAAGCTGCCCAAGCCTTCGATGCTACTGAAGATGCCTGGGTCGCGGAATCTGCGATCAAGGATGTTGAATTGTCGATCGGTGGTCAAAGAATTGACAAGCACTACCAAAAGTGGTGGAGATTGTACGCTGAATTGTACTTGGATGAATCCAAGAAGCAAAGCTACGGTAAGATGACTTCGGCGACTGTCGACAACTCGAAGGTTTACTTGCCATTGATCTTCTTCTTCAACCGCAACCCAGGATTGGCCTTGCCATTGATTGCCTTGCAATACCACGAAGTCAGAATTGACTTTGACTTGTCCTCCGCGTACGGTACCAACTTCGACTCGTTCAAGGTTTGGGGTAACTACATCTACCTTGACACCGAAGAGCGTAGACGATTCGCGCAAAAGGGTCATGAATACTTGATCGAACAAGTCCAGCACACTGGCACTGATGCTTTGGCGGCCTCCGGTTCCACCAAGCAAGTCAGATTGTCGTACAACCACCCAGTCAAGGAATTGGTCTGGTGCACTGACCTTTCCTCCAATGTTGTTGGTGACTTGAACGGCTTGTGGAACTTTACGAAGACTGCAGTCACTGTCACCTCTGCGTCCTCCGTTTTGGGCGGTTCCGCTGAAACGTTCGTTGCCCCAGCCTCTGCGGGTGCCCCACAATTGTTCTTGAACGCCTCGACTCAATTCGATGAAGACACGTCTGGTCCACTCGACACCTTCAAGTTGGTCCTCAACGGTCAAGACAGATTCAAGGAACAAGAAGGCAAGTACTTCAACTCGGTCCAACCATTCGTCCACCACTCCGGCTCCCCAATGCCAGGTGTCTACGCGTACTCCTTTGCGCTTAAGCCAGAAGAGCACCAACCAACTGGTACCTGCAACTTCTCCAGAATCGACAACGCCCAAGTTTCGGTCAAGACTTCTGAAACTGGCAGAAACCTCCACATGTTCGCGACTAACTACAACGTCCTCAGAATCCAATCCGGTATGGGCGGTCTCGCGTTCTCCAACTAAGCATACCTTAGTTTATTGATTTTAGAAAAAAATAAAATTTAAAAAATAAATAAAATTTAGATTTTAAAATTTAGACCAAATTTTAAAGTTTAATTTTGAAATAGTTTTGTATTTTTTCGAGTATGTACCAGTTTACTTCCATTTTACCAGTTTCAATTTTGTTTATGGTATCTAAAGTTTCACGAATTCTATGTGCAAGTTCAACTTGTGTATGATTTTTCTCTATACGTATACGTTGAATTTTTTTACCCATTGTATTATCCATATTAATACTGATTAGAGTTTAACACCTAGAACTCGACGCAGTTTTTGCATAATTTTAGGATCTGGTATAGCTTTACCTAATTCGTATGAAGAGATGATGTCTGATGATACGTTTATGAGATTTGCAAGATCTTTTTGTGTATATTGTTTTGCGACGCGTGCCCTTTGTATCGTCAATCCGGTTTCTTTACTTATTTTTTTGTGTGTACCACCTGATACAGCTTCATCGAGTTTCTGTTCGGGTGTTTTACCAGAGTATTGACTCCTTTTAGGTAATTTGATTTCCTGTCCCATGAATTTAACATATTTTTCCTTTTCTCGTGATTTATCAACTTTACCACGAATAATAACTGGATCCCAATCCTGGTAATGATTCATTTTATTGTATATATACTTAAAATTTTAAGTAATAATATAAATATGTTAACTATTTATTATGCGATTGGAACAATAGTTCTGATATCATTCTGTTTTGCATTAAAAAAAGGTTGGTGTTTGTGTGGTGATGAAGATAATGAAGACGATGAGGAACCTCGCCCAAAATACGAACCCGAACTCCCAAGAGGGTTGTATTGGAAACACTAATAGGACCCGAAATCGTGATATTTTTTTAAAATATAAAGTATATGGCTTTTATACTTGAAATAATAATACCTCTTATATTATTTGGTTTTATGTATAAAAATTTTGATAGATTTATGCGTTGTTGTACTCCTAAAACATGGGATGACCTTGATTCTGAAATATAAAGATTTAACGTTATATTATGGTAATGGAAGGTGTTTATATATTTTTAATAGTTTTGGGAATTGTTTACATTATAAATGTAATCATTGAACCAATTGCTAGATGTTATTATAAATGTTTCCCAAAAAGACGAGAATATGATATTGAAGTATAAAGTTTAAAACCTATGTATATTATAAATGATAGACGTCTATACAGATGGAAGTTGTTTAGGTAATCCCGGACCAGGTGGTTGGGCATATCTTATAGTTGGAACACTTTCAACTGTTGTTCATAAAATAGAAAATAGCGGTGGTATGCGTATTACTACAAATAATGTAATGGAAATGACAGCGGTTATAAAAGCTATGGAAAAGTGTATAGAATTGGAAATTGGAGATATTACCGTGTACACTGATAGTAATTATGTGCGCATGGGGTTAATCGAATGGTCAAAGAATTGGCAAAGAAATGGTTGGAAAACATCATCAGGGTATGCAGTAAAAAACAAAAATGAATGGATAAGATTGTTAGAATTAATAAAAATGTTCGATACGGTAGATATTAAATGGGTCAAAGCACATAACGGAAACGAAAATAACGAACGTGTAGATACACTTGCAAGGGAGTATGCGTATTTATTTTCTAAGAAAGAGTAATGGGAGTTAACACACCAGAACAAAACCATTGGTGTCCAAAACAGGAAAAACTACTCATAGGCTGGGCGGAAAAGGCTGCTGGTTATCGATGGCTTCATAACCATTCACGTATGTTTTATAAAAAACAAAATGACTGGTTATCATATCCATGTATAATTATATCGAGTATAACAGGTGTTGGTGGTTTCGCAGTTTTGAGTCCAAACGATGAAAGTATGTCTGATTCAAAAAAGCAACAAATAATAGCAGTCCAATACTTTTTTGCGTTTTTAAACGTACTTGCAGGTATACTTACATCTGTTTCCAAGTTTAATAATAGTTCAAAAATGATGGAAACACACTCGGCGATGTGTATTCAATGGTCTAAATTTTATAGGAATATCGAGATGGAATTATCATTAGAAACAGAACATAGAGGTGACGTGAATGAATTTGTGACGAAGTGTAGACAAGAATACGATCGTCTTTTAGACGATTCTCCGGATATTCCACCAAATTCCATAGATGCGTTTAATATAGCGTTTCCCGATAAAGAGAATAAACCTGACGTGTGTAACGGTTTGAACGTAATAGGTACGAATTTAAGTGGAGGTACAGATAGTGAATATAATAAACGTAAAATTGTTAAATGGTTAGCTAAATCTAGACCACAAACACCCGATTTAGAATATGGGAGAAGAATGAGTAAGGAGTTATCACATAATGATTTACAATCACATCCAGTTAAATAGGAAATCAGTATAAAGATGAAAATAGTTAGTATAGTAAAATGATTGAATATACAGAGTATTTGTTGCGCCTTGTTAAGGTTTTATTTGGCTTAGAGTTTATGATCGAATAATAAATATGATCCTATAGCTCAATTGGTTAGAGCGCGGTGCTTATACATTACTAGGTATACCTAAGTGACTTTATCGTCATGTACGCAACGCCGAGGTCGCGGGTTCGACCCCCGCTAGGATCATGTATTACCTTACTTTCTAACGTGTTAAAGATTTAACGCGTTAAAAAGTAAATGATTAGATTTTCCTCAATTTCACCAACACCCGAAGATAAACGTATTCAAATTCGTAAAAATGTTCTTGAAGGAACATACTCGAAAAAAATAAAAGTAGCATTCGAAACGGTTGAAAATCCACGTCTTCAGTATAGGTTTGCGGAAGCTATAGACGATGCAAATCAAATATGTGCAAATGCATCTTCTGATGAGTGTTTTAATGCATGGGACGAAGTTGACGAACTTGAAGATTCGATGATGCGCGCGGGATTAAATCTATTTCCAGACTATAGTATGAGATACGGGTCATTATTACGAAAAAATTTTAAATATCGTTTTAATATTCGTAATGTTGAAGATCATCACATTATTCCTGTACAGTTTAGACATCATCCTTTATTTGATAAAGTTAATTATGATTTAAATGCGAGTGATAATATAATTATGATGCCGCGTGAAATTGGTAATTTACGTGAAAATAGACTTACTCATAATGGTCCACATCATAAGTATAATAAATTTGTTGGTGATATTCTTGATTCTATGGTATACATGAAAAATCCGGAACCAGAATTTAAACAGTTTGTCGACTTTTTAAAAACTGGGTGTAGGTTTAGACCTCAAGATATACCGTGGAATTAATTACCAACCGTATTTGAGAACATCTGTTGTCTTCGCTGTGGGGTATCGTTTTGAGAAAAACTCACGTTTTCCCCAGTTACTGTGCCCTATTGTACTATTATGTGTACGATCGATGTGTAAACAATGTCTAAGATCTTTATAATATACACGTGCACCTCTCGCGATTATATCTTCATGTTTCATATCAACATGATTATCAATTGGAAAAAAATATTTATAATATTGTTTCATATTTTCTACATTTATGAGGTAACACTTTGTACTTGAAATCCATTTAATACGTTCGAGACCACTCTTATCACGTTTTTCTTCATCTGGATAACGTGATAAACAATGAAAGAAACACATTTCAAAATCGTCACCCTTTTTATTTATAACATCTTGTATTTCACGGTACACGCGTCTATCTTTTATGATAGTGTTATCTTCGAAAATAACTGCATATTTGAGGTTTTGATCAAAACATCTTCTGTAAAATTCCATATGTCCCATATAACATCCAATAGCCCCTAAATTGAAATAAGTAATATCTGGGCGTGTTTTATGTGAATTATAGTGTAATTTAAGAGCTTCACGGTAATATACTGGGTCGATAACTTTCTGGAACTTTTTAGCATTTTCAAGTTTCCGAGTATCTGTTCCGTAAATGATTTCTAATGGTATAGAATTATCGTAATGATCTAAAAATTTATCACGACGTTCGGCTGATGTTTTCAGGGTAAGAAGAAAACATTTATAGTCCGTGTTCTGGCGATAACGTCGAAATAGTAATGTAACGAGTACGAGTAGAAGGATTAATATTAATATTAGAACGAACATCCTTACTTAAAGAGTACAGACAAAATAAATATGGGTAGCTACTGTCATATAGTGGTTAGTATCTTGGACTTTGAATCCAATCACCTAGGTTCAAATCCTAGCAGTAGCTTATAACGATGCCGTGGCCGAGTGGTCTAAGGCGCTGGATTAAGGCTCCAGTCCGAAAGGGCGCAGGTTCAAATCCTGTCGGCATCACCCGTGCGATAGCTCAGTTGGTAGAGCATTGGATTGTAATTTACATAAATTATTATAACTATTCACGTAGTTGCTAAACTCCAATTGTCCCGAGTTCGATCCTTGGTTGCGCGACCCACCCATTATTTTCTCTCGTAACTCAGTTGGTTAGAGTGTGCGACTGTTAATCGCGAAGTCACCGGTTCAAATCCGGTCGAGAGAGTTTTTATACAAAACGAGCAAAGGATCGCAGGTTCGAACCCTGTCGCGAGCATTTTCTATAACGAGCTCGTGTGGCCAAGTGGTAAGGCATTTGCTTTGTATTCATTTTTCTTAACAAATTTCTCGTTTGTTAAGAACAATAATTTTGTGGTATAACTATAACAGGACAACGAGTATGGTTTTTTTATCAAATTGGCTCGTATTCAAAATAGTCTTAGCCGCGTTAGGACGAACGGATTACCCAGTTGCAGGTGATCTCGAACTCAAATACGATAATGCAAATAAAATTTATTTAAGTGGTGGGTCTCTCAAATATATTGACGATGCGACACTTTGGACAACTATTGGCGAGGAAACGAACAATTATAACATGTTATTTAATAAACTAAATAAAACAACCACGACTGCATACGAAACTAATTTACCATCGTCCTCTGTACACGGTACGTTTGGTATAAATCAAGATGCAACGCGGTATGTTCACCAATCCCCCGTAGCTAATGGGTATAATAATGGTAAGTTCCAGGTTTATTCGGGTACACCTTTAACTGGGTATACGGAATACGGGAGTGAAATACAACCTTTTGATGGTAATGAGATGATTCTATGTTCCATGTCAGCCGATGGTAAATATATACTGATTGGAAATTGGAACGGTGGTAACGATGGATACAAAATGTATAAAGATAACGGTTCCGAATACGTGTACCATTCTTCGTATTCACATATAGGTAGTCATACATCGACTGGGTATCAACCCGCGTTTGTTCCAAATAATAACAATTTCGTCATTACCGGTACCGATAATAATAGTACATGGTACTTTAAATTATACGTTTACGATTCAGCTACGGATACGTGGACGGGTAAAGCTACAGTACAACCGTCCGGATCATCTACCGCGGATGGTCAGAGAGGTATTACTGGTAAAGGGTTCTCATACGACGGTAGTTATTTCTTCCAAAGTAATAACGGCGGAACGACACGCGGTGAAGTATGGTCGGTTGATTGGAGCGCAAATACAATGACTTATAAATGGCACACAACCGAAGGTAATAACGGTGATGGTGCCGGTGGGGCAATGACACCCGATAATAAGTACGTCGTATTAGCTAGACATGATGGTTCGGTATATAGAGTATATGAAAATACATCGGGGGATTGGTCGACGGTTACTAACGTAACATCCAGTTTCGATCTTACAGGGTCTGGTACGAGTACAGTATTTGGGACTTACGCTATTCAGTTTTCGGGGTATTCTAAGGATAATACAACGCCTTTATACATTGGCCAAGCCTCGGGAATATATGGTGACGGTAAATTTAGATTAGAAAATTGGTCTTCACCTGAAACGCGTCAAATATACATAAACGAATTCGGTAAATACTCGGCCGATGTTAATATAGCCGGTTTGAATTATAAGACGAACGAGGTCGAGGTGACCAGTATTACTATTCCGGAAAAAGTGGTACAAGTTTGCACTGGTGGGTATACGTCAATGGCACTTACAGAAGATGGAAGTTTATACGCGTGGGGATATAATAACGATGGTCAATTGGGACAGAATACGGGTCACGGTGGTGCTGATAGTAACACACCTGTTAAGGTAAAAGACGCTGCCGGAACGGGGTACCTGAGTAACGTTACAAAAATATCTATCGGTTTGTATCATTGTATGGCACTCACGAGCGACGGTACGTTATACGCGTGGGGTGATAATACGGTGAATCAATTAGGGGATGGTACAACTACTAGAAGGTATATACCTCACGCGGTTTCGTATAGTGGTGATCCTGTGAGTAATATAGCGTGTGGGAAAATGCACTCTGCATTAACAACCACGACGGGTAAAGTATATTGTTGGGGACAGGCTAATAGTGGTGCATTAGGTGATGGTCAATCTTCGTCTAATAGAAGCACACCTGTACAAGTTAACGATGTGGGTGGTTCGGGTACCCTTACGGGAATACGCGATGTAGCGTGTGGGGATGAGTTTACATACGCGATAAGGGATAGTGATGGGACCTTGTACGGTTGGGGTAAAAATTATTACGGTGCGCTTGGTAATGGTAATAGTGGTAGTGGTGCCTCGACAAGTAACCCCGTAACGGCTATATTCGCATCTGATAGTTCGGCGGTGACGGGTATAACGCAAGTGAGTACTTATAACGATGGTGCGATATTTTTGAAAAGTGACGGTACGGTATATGCAGCTGGATACAATGGAAATGGGGAAATGGGTGTTGGTACAAATACTGATGCAACTTCAGGGTTAGTTCAGGTCAAAGGTGTGGGTGGTACGGGGTACCTTACAAATATAACGCAAATTGCGGGAGGGGATAATACAGGTTTAGCGTTAAAAAACGATGGTACCATGTACTCGTGGGGTAGTAATATCAATGGTGATCTCGGGTATGGAACGGTGGATTCTAGTACAACCGCGTATACCACACCAGCTGCTATAACGTTACTTACGGGTGTTGATAGTATAAACGCCGATGGTTCCACGAAACATTTCATAGCGTCTAAACCGGACGGGTCCGTTTATTGTTGGGGTCGTGGAAATAATGGGCAAATCGGGGACGGAACTAATACGGCCGATCAAGGTACGCCTACGCAAGTCATTCCGGGTACTGGACCGAACCGGGGTGGTAAATTTAATTTATTTACAAGTCCAAGTTTAGTGTTTGATAACTATAACAAACTCTCTATAAATCACGGGCTTACAAGTGTATCGTCTAAACTTTTGTATGGGTCGAACGTCTATGATATTGGAGAGTTAACAAGTGATATAATTCTAGAAACACCAGGTGTGTATAAAAGTTTTACGTTTGATACATCATCGCCCCCGGCTTATTTTAGTAATACGACCGTAAGTGCGATTGCGAGTACACAAAAAGATTTTGGATTGGCTAATACACTATACGGTACGGTATCAAGTGGACATACACATGGATCTAGTCAAGGTGGTTTCGGTAACAATACAATTTTGAACGCGGACGGTACGCGTTTACTTGTTACGGATCCAATTAATCATCCCAGTGGTCGGGGACGTGGATATATATTCCACTGGGAAAATGGGTCGTGGGATCTTAAACAAACGTGGGATAACCCAGATGGTAATGGTCAAAGGTTTACGGATGGTGCGTGTATGAATGAAGACGGTACACGTATATTTCTTCTACACCCTTCGTCTAGCGCAGTTTACACGTACGAGTATGCGTCCGGGGCGTGGCCAACTGCAAATTCGGGTACACACGTGTTTTATCCCGGGAGTACTATGTCTCATGAAACTTCAACTGTAGCGTGTGATAAAGCGGGTGATGTCATTGTAATAGGATACGGTAATGCTAATAAGGTAAAAATATATCGACGTTCGAGTGCAACCTCTTGGTCTATAGATTCCGGTGGTGATCTCACTTATAACCGCTCTGTTGCAATAAACGGTGCCGGTACACGCGCTTTCATGGGACACAGTGATGGAAAAATTTATATGGTGGAATGGAACGGGAGTACGTGGAGTTCAGCAACAGCAATTATAACTACTTCGGGGTATCAATCGCACTGGGCGGCTTCTATGATGTCCGATTCGGCGGGTGAAACGCTTGTTATAAGAGCGGAGGGGGTTGCAACGGATGCGGGTATTTACGAACGAGCTTCCAATGGAACGTGGTCTCGCGCACAAGGTGTTGAGGGTAGAACCCAGATTTACGGTACGGCTTATCCAAGTATTAGTTACGACGGAACCATGGTTTTAATAGCAGACTATCATTATGATTCTGATAAAGGGCGTGCGTACTTATGGCAAAAATCGGGTGGGTCATGGTCACGCACGAAAACGTACGATAATCCACACTCATCACCAGCCTCTAACGATTATTGGGGCGCTGGGTGTGGTATTGCGCGAACGACCAAAGATAAGTTTGTTATTGGTTTTCAAGGTGACAGTACCGCCGGTACGGATTACGGTTCGGTTTGGACGTATACGAACGCGATCCTAAATTACTTCGATTTTGATACGTATAATAAACTTTCTATACAAAACATAACCCCAACATCGACAACATTGACTGCCACGACATTAAATGGTTCGAGTACGTACGATATCGATACGGCGACAAATATATACATGAAGGATGTGGGAACGTACAACGTAGCAATAAAGGCACAAGATAAGTTCGTTCTAGCAAGCAATACTGTTTCAGGCACACTTACATCGCCAATAGATTATACGGATATATGGGGGGGTGAACATACGGGTAATGTTATTGATTCTGACGGTAAACTGTATACGTGGGGTAATAATAATTACGGTCAATCCGGTCGAGGTGCACAAGATAAAAACCCGACCCACCTTTCGACGATATCCGATCCTGTTTCTAACGTATGGGTGGAAGGTAGTTGTGGACGTACCCGAGTCGTAAAAACGAGTACGGATAAATGGTACATGTGGGGTAAAAACAACTCTTCCATGATTTTTGGAGAATCGTCACAAGTCAATGCACCACTTGATGTAACGTCTTATTTCACGACATATTTCGGGGCTCAAGGTACATCCGATACTACGAGAATTGTAAAAATTGTTGTGTCGGATAATGCGTTTTCAGCACTTGCGGCCGATGGTAAGGTATGGTCGTGGGGTAGCGACACTAATAATAACGAATTGGGTAAGAATACGAATACAACGACAGCGACCCCGTTTAAGAATACGACGGATGGGACTACAGAATTATCGAATATAGTTGATATAGGTTCTTTACACTACGGTAAAATTGCGTTAGACTCGAACGGGGATGTATGGTTATGGGGTCAACTCAGAACCGGGAGTACTGCATGGCCGACAAAACAAACGGGGTTAGATAGTATTACCATAATTGGTATAGGATCCGGTTTCTTTACCGCATACGCGTGGGATGCCGCTGGTAATATATACAGTATAGGCCAAGGTACTGAAGGCCAACTTGTGAACGGTGCCAGTTCCAACCAGGATTCGACTTGGCAAACTGTTACGACACTCCAAGGACAAACCATATACGGTATATACGGGCAGGGGTATGCGGTTATGGTTCATGCGAGTGGTGGAATATATATGGGTGGACACGGTGGTAATGGTAAGTTAGGACTTGGTAATAATAACAGTCAACCTACACTTGTAAGAAATCCGACGTTAAGTGCCTTATCTATATATAAAATTGTGTTTTGTAACTACGAAGGTTATGTTATAACGACGGATGGTAAAGGGTACGCGTGGGGTGGGGATGTGAGTAGTAGTATGCCAACACCTTTGAGTGGTGATCAATCCACACCCGTGGAAGCCTCGTCATTGACGAACTTACCTCTTATACTACAAAATCCATCGTTAGATTTCGACGGGTACAATAAACTTTCGGTTTCCGGGATAACACCGACCTCAACAACATTGACTGCCACGACATCAGATGGTTCGAAAACGTACGAACTAGGTTCATCATCGAGTATGATTATAAATGATGTAGGAACGTACGATATCGAGACTAAAAATGCGACGAAGTTTGCGTTGAGGAGTAACGTCGTATCTGGGACTATTACACCGTACAAAAAAATTGCTAAATTACAAGAAATTTTAGGGAAAGGAGCCAACTATATGCTTGGGTTTACTGATTACGAAGGTACGGGATCCCTTGCTTTTAGTAAAGACGGTACGCGACTTGCTTTGGGTGCTTATAATTATAATTCCCAACAAGGTGCAGTTTTTATTTATACGTTATCGGGTGGAACATATTCTGAAGATCCGGGTATGCCTCTAGTAGGTGGGAGTGGTCAACATATGGGGTATGCTATCAATTTTAACGACGATGGTACAAAGATAGGTCTCGGTAGTGCAAATGGTCTTAGTGCGAGAGTATACGAACGTTCTTCTAGTGGTTCGTGGAGTTTAAGAGGTAGTAGTTTTGGAAGTGGTACGTATTGGACAAAGGGTGTTGTACTCGACACATCTGGTGATAGAGCATTAGGTGGGGCCTCTGGTGATAATACGTTAAAACTTTTCGATTGGGATGGGAGTGCGTATACAGAAACAGCATCCGGTACCTTCTACGGGGGAGGTAGCTTTGGAAATAGTTTTGATATGACACGCGACGGGTTAACGGTTTTAGGTATAAATAAACAGACAGGAAATACCGTTAAAGTGTGGAATTATTCGGGTGGTTCGTGGAGTCAAGTGGGTAGTGATATTGACGTAGGAGATGTGACTAGTTTGGTACACATGGCTAGAGGTACCGGTACGCGATTTGTCGTTTCTCAACATACACATAATTCCAATACTGGTTTTGTTAAACTTTTTGAATATTCGAGTGGTTCGTGGAATCTAAAAAAAGAATGGACTGGTTATACTTCCGGTGTTCAATTTGGATGGGATCATTCTATAAGCGACGACGGTACTAAAATAATTGCAGGGTCGACACACGATGATACTGGTAGTAGTGGTAATGATGCGGGTATGATTAACATTTTTACTGAAACGAACGGAACTTGGGAGGAGGAAAGGTTTACGGGGGATATAGACTCCATGCATTTCGGAATGGGTGTTACTATGTCATACGATGGTACTTTTTATGCCGCAGCCGCTCCATACGACGATGTAGCTTTTTCCAACGCCGGTAAAGTTCGGATATACCAAAACAAAAAAGTAATAGATTTCGACGGGTACAATAAACTGACGTTAAACGGTCTAGATTCGGATGCGACCTCGAACGTGACGTTGGGTGAAAACACGTACGATATAGGTACAGCAACGAACATATACATAGAGAATGCGGGGACGTACAATGCGGAAATTAAGAGTGGGAGTACGCTTGCGTTGACGAGTAACGTGGTAGGTACAGTTTCTTCGAAGCCGCCAATATTACCAATTCTAAAGTTTGAGAATTTGGGTACGTCCTTGTCGAGTAACGTTTCCGGGGTAAACTTGGTTAGTGAATCGACGTATACTGCACCTTCATACGATTCTACAAATAATGCTATACAAACAGCTGCAAATTCATCACTTGTATGTGACTTTTCGAGCGTTCGAACGAGTACGACGAGTGATTTGGCCGTTGTTTTTGAAGCGTATTATGATCATAACGAGGGTTTAACAGCAGTCGTAACCCTCGGTGAACATAGTAGCAATCCGAATACGGATTTTAGTATAGATCAACGTTCGAATATGGGTGGTACTATAGGTGGTCTTAGTATTCACGGTAAAGCGTATGTTATAGATACATCTTTAAGTGGTGGTACGTATACTGTAACGGCTGGATTAGACGCGGGTGATTATAAAGATAAATGGTCGAAACACGCACTCGTACATTACGAAAAAGATGCCTGGTGGTACATATACGTTAATGGTGAATGGAAGTTACACATGTCATCTTCGCAAACAACTACATCAGAAGTACAGGATTGGTTTTCGGACGGTTTCCCTTCGAAGATTCGCGTTTTTCGTTATCCAGGCCAATATGGCACAGGTACATATTCTACGGGAACTAAGGTTCGAAATATAGAAATTTACGATGACGTTTCGTTTATCGTTTCACCACCCGCAGACCCTTCCCTAACATTTGATGGGTACAAACTCGTACTCAAAAACATAGTACCAACCTCGTCGACACTCAAGTACGAGTCGAACACGTACGATATCGGTACGGCGACGAATGTATACATAAAGGACACGGGAACGTACAATATCGAGGCAAAGAACGCGAGTACATTCGCATTCGCGAGTAACGTATCGAGCGGGACGATTAAAACGATCGAACCTGCGCTTAGCGGTGGAATGCATGGTGCTCACGCACTCACGTACGACGGGAAACTATACGCGTGGGGTAGAAATACAGCAGGTTCGGGTGAACTCGGTGTTGGTGATGCGAATAATAGATCTGTGCCGACCTTGTGTACGGGAATAACTCAGGGTCAAGTTGCAAAGTTTTTAGATTTTGACGGACTTACCCATCGTTCGTATATGACATGGGTTAAAACGACTGATAATAAGATTTATGCAACTGGAAGAGCAGATTATAATCAGATACCGGGACACACGTCCGATCTTAATACGTTTACGGATGTTACTTCACATTTCGGGGACCAAAGTTTAAGTGCAAATAATATAATTCAAGTATCTACGGGTGCTACTGCATGTGCAGGTTTAACCGAAACCGGTAACGTTTGGACGTGGGGGCAAAATGATGGCACACGAGGAAATTTAGGTAACGGTGGTACGACAAGTTCTACACAAGCTGTACCCGCACAAATTACTATTAATGGTGCAACTGATAACATAACAAAACTCGCAAACGGACACGATTTTACAATCGCCCTCGATAACACAGGCGATGTTTGGTTATGGGGAACCGAATGGATTGGAAGTACATGGGGTTCTGCGAGTCCTATAAAAATGGGAACGGCACTTGATAGTATAACAATTACCGATATATCCGCGAGTTATTCATCCATGTATGCTATATCAAATACAGGGGTACTTTATGCATCCGGAAACGGTGGTGCTGGTCAGATAATGGACGGTGGTACTACCAATGTATCTTCGAGTTCGAATCCGGATTGGAAAGAGGTAACGTACTTTTCATCGAATAACATAACCGTAAACAAAGTGTACCCGGGATCGCAATACGTGGGTGGTGGTTTTGTCGATACGAGTGATGGGTGGTACGCGTTCGGTGGAAACAGTGAGGGTACCCTTGGTTTAGGTGATACGACTGATAGATTATCACCCGTAAAGTTTACGGGTGTTTCGAACATAAAGAAATTTGCGGTCGGGTATAGTACGTCGTATGCCGTGACCGATGACGGTAAGTATTACGCATGGGGTGATGGTTACGCTGACGGTCGTGGTGATAATAATTCGGGTGATATTTCGTACCCCAAATACATAGACAAGTTACCGAACATACTCGCACCTTCGTTCGATTTCGACGGGTACGATAAGTTTTTTGTAAACGAACCCACAGCCGTATCAGGAAGATTAATGTTTAGTCTTGGTGGAGGTGCTTATAGTACTCATCAACTAAGTATTTCATCATTAGATACTGCTTATGATTTTCCTATTGAATGGGATATACCCTTTGGTGAAAGAGATATATGGGTCGGTGTAGTTTTAGATGGTTTAAGTTATAAATTAAAATTTTGGGATAATGACAATTCTGGTAATAATACATACACTGTACCTAACGCATTTAATAATGCAAATGAATATGTTATTACAACAACTGATGCAAATACTACAAATGGTTGGTCAAATAATCCATATGGTCAAGGTGTTGCGGCTGGAAATAAATATAAATTTTTACCTGATTCATCATGTGACTTAAAAAAATTTACAAAAGGAACGACGACGTACGATGCGGGTAAAGCGTCGATTATTACAGTTTCCGATCCGGGAACGTACGACGCGCAATTAAGTGGTAAAGGCAATTTTTCCCTAAAATCCGCAACGGTCCCCGCAACCTCGTCGACGGGTCTGTATACGTGGGCGTTCCACCACGGTAATTTCGATAATGCGTACGGGGACGGTGATATACTTACGGCGCGCGATAACGGTCGGTTCTATGCCGATACGCCGGCGTATACGGGCGATATCGGGACGATAACACCTTTATCTGGTTTTAATACACCAACAATAGTGGCAGATCTTACAGATTCCCCAGCTAATGGTGTAGGTAGTAATGCTTGGAGTGGACAAATTTTTATACAAGATACTACCGTAAAAAGTACTTCGTCGGGTGCATTGGGAGGTTCGGGAACATTAGCCGACCCGTGGATATACCGTATTGCATACGGAAATGGAACTTTAAATAATGCCGATCACGTTGTTATATGGCCAAAGGCAGATTTTGATGGTAATGGGTGTGGGTGGGCAGATGCAGTATTGGACACTAGCGTTACACCAAATATAGTTACACAAATATCGAGTTTTGGAAGCTCAGGCTCAAATCCAAGCGGTCAGAATGTTTCTTCAACGGGTCAAGTTCAATGGACGTACAATAATACTAGTACAGTAGGGTATACTTTCCAAGATCCTTATTTTAATATAGCCCATACATCACCGTCGAAAACGACGTATACCTTCGAACCCCCATCGGGCGGGTTAACCGCGAACGTTTTGATGGTTGCCGGTGGAGGTGGAGGTGGTGGTCATATAGCCGGTGGTGGAGGTGCCGGTGGTCTCGTATATACGGCGGATACGAGCTTGGCACAAGGTGCGACGAAAACGATTGTTGTCGGGAACGGTGGTAATGGGGGTCATTCCAACTCCGCTACAGGAAATCATGCTGACGGGTACGATGGTAATGATACGACGTTTACGAACTTAACGACTGCAGTTGGTGGTGGTGCCGGTGGGTCGTATAGTGACGATGGTGCGTCGGATGGTAATGTTGGTGGTTCTGGTGGAGGAGGAGGACACGGTACGAGTGGTGCTGCTGGAACATCGAATCAAGGGTACGCCGGTGGTGATTCTCAAGGTAATCATACCGCTGCCGGTGGTGGTGGTGCTGGTGGTGCCGGTGAGACTCCTTCGTCGAATTCAGTTGCGAGTGGTAATGGTGGTAAAGGTTCAAATCAATCGTCCGTTTTCGGGACATTTTATGGTGAGGATGGTTGGTTCGCAGGTGGTGGCGGCGGTGGACAACGTTCCGGTACAGGTCAAAATCCAGGTCTCGGTGGTAGAGGTGGTGGTGGTCGGGGCCACAATGATCAATTTCATTTAGGTACATATGCTAAAGAACATACGGGTGGTGGAGGTGGTGGTTGTGGTGATATTACATCCAGTCATTTACCATACGGTGGTGGTAAAGGTGGTTCGGGTATAGTTCTTCTTCAAACGAATGTCCCAACACCAAACGTCAACACTGAATTTAAACTTCCCGAACATAGTGGGTTTATCAAATTCCAATATGATAGGCAAAGAACATGGCAGGGACCTGTAAAGCCTGATAATAATACTAAAACGATAAAAAATATAAAATTACCTGACGGGTCTGAAGGACCCGTGTTTTATAATGAGGATATATATACCTATATGTCTGTCGTTTCACACAATAACACAGAACAAGGTGATGGGTCGTTCCAAACGATCGAATCCGTGTTTATGCCTATAGAAACAGGTAATTATACGCACATTGCGTCTCTTATGCACAGTGACTCTAATCTAATGACACTTGGTATTGACAGTAATAATAAGTTAATAATTCAACACAATAACAATCAAAATCATAATAGTGTTACTACACTCGCAACGTCTGATTATACGATGGAACATGGTAAATGGCATCACCTTGTTTTGACGACGGATTATTTGGGTAATGCAAAGGCGTACGTGAATGGGTACCTCGTTGCATCTGGTCAATGGACGAGTATGAATCCGGATAAAGCCACAGCCATGTTTTATCGTATAGGTGTAGATAATCACGCTGAAAGAGTATACATGGCGTCTACATCACGGGTTTACTTTGCGGAACTTTCACATAAAGAAATCATGCAATTAGCCAGTTCGGTAGGGTGTGGACCCAAACTCGAATACGACGGTTTGAATACGCTAAAGATTTTGAATACGGAACCTGGATCGACCGTACGATTGTTTACGAGTAACGTCGCGGATACGTCGAACGTGTTTATAGTCGCGGACCCCGCGGCGGGTGAATATACTATTCCCGAACCTGGAAAGTATTATGCCGAGATTAAGGGAACCGATACGTTTACGATAACGAAAACTCTCGATGTTCCGTCACCACTGTACGCATATCCACCAAGGGATGGTACACATGGTAATATAGACGAAGTAATGACCGCGGATACATGGAGTACGTGGACGATATCGGGTGCATCATACGGTAACGGGGGATACAAATCGCGGTCTAATCATACATGTCCAAGTAATATTAGAACTTCGTATTCCGCATTTAAAAATGATATAACACCTGGCGCTGGTGAACATAATATGGGGGCTCAATCTGGTACACGACACCTTGATCTTAAATTACCAAGTGCAAAGACGATGCGTAAATATATTATTTGGTTACCCGATTCTGGTTTTTATACGGGTAATGCAACAACAACGTATACACAATACGATCCAATTGGTACTCTGGCGTATAACGGTGGTGAAAGAGGTACGCGCCGTATTAAATCGTGGACTATTCAAGGATCGAATACTGATGTTGACTGGACAACCATACACACCGTAACGAATAAACCACCGTCTATTTACGGGGATATTCATACGATAAGTTCTCCAGGGAATTATCAATATTATAGAATAGCTGTGACTGAACACATGGGAAGTTCACAAGTAACAATGATAGGTGAACTTGTATATTACGGAGACTAAACGTCTCGTAAAGACGCGATAAAATTCATCGACGTTCGTTCTTGTTTCATAAAATCGTATTGGCTCAACGCGGCCTGCACTGTCGGAATAGGTACCCCGCAGTGCACGCAGTGCATAACAAATGTCCTTGTAAATTCGACGGTCGCATCCATAATGGCTAACGGATCGTGATTTTCAAACATGGGACACGACACATTCGAGTTTCTAGACCAGTGTACGATTTTTCCGTACGAAATTTGGTTAGCTTCATATAGTGCCATAGCAAAACAGAATCGGATCGTTTGGAGTATGGCGTTTGTATCGAAAAATGTATTATATGATTGACGTGTATTGGATAACTTTGCGTATTGACTTGTCATGCGTGATGTAACTGCTGAGTTTATAACAGGTGTTGGTAACCTCGCTTTAAACGTATAGTCCATGAACCATGCGGTCGAGTTTTTAACTTTAGCGACTTGACCATAGTTTCGGGTTACATACAATTGGGATTTACACCGATCAATAACAGGACCTGAAATGTCTATATTTTTTGCCTTATCCATGAGTGAAAGCATAACAGGAACGTTCCCATTACAATATGCGAATGTATCACCCACAATTTGGAACATGGCACACTCGAGACCGTCGAGAACCATTTTCGCGAAGTGTCCTGATCCAGGCATATCTCCGGTATGTTGAACATTTTTTGCAAACGAATAGAAAAGTGGTTCATGAGAATTAAAAATACGTTCTTGTCCTCCGACAAGGAACGCATCATTTGTGAGTGATGCACTTAAATAATGGACCTTTTTGTTTAAACACTCGTTTTCGTAAAACATGTTGTGTTTATAGTGTTCATTTGAACAATTAATAATTGTATCTTCGGGATCAGACCATTCGAGAACTCTATTTATATTCGTAAGTGTATCTTTCGAGTCTTTGTATCCAGTAACAATCGTTCGTGGACGATCCATATTAATCATAAGATCGGCGATACAATCATAATTTTCACCATTATACATGTTAAACGTCTTTGATGTATTCTTATCATAAATATGAACTTTGTTTACTTTTTGGACACCATATGCAATTTTCAGGGTTGGTGTAGAAATATTGATAATACCGAACGACATTTTATTAAAATATTTTAGCGTAATTCTTTTATGTACCTATATTAATAAAATGCCAATCGGTGGAAACAACGATACATTCACTATAACAGGCGCGAAACTTAAAGTCGACCAAGGTGTTCAGGTGGCAGGAAGTGTCGTGTATACGGCAAATGCCACTGGATTTGGTGGTGTCACAGCACAAATCGATGGTAACAATACACTTAACATAACGTCCGGTAAACTGGCAGGCGTTGCTAATGTTGCGCATGCTACTGCGGCAACTATTACTACTATTACACACACGAATGTTATTAATAACACAACTATTCATATTGCTTTGAAAAATACATCATCTAATAAAGGTGATTTTATAACTATAGGTACATTCGCGAATGATAATACCATTAAAGTGAATTATACGGATGAATATTCGATAGGTCCCGGGGAAACGGGTATGATTACACTTCGTAAAGTAAACGGCGTTCTTTCGGTATTTATACGTGAAATGTATAGCTCTACAGCAACTGATTTTGATAATAAACCGTTTTATATTAAATCTGGTATAAATTATAAATATCCACTTTATAAAACAACTGGTGGTAATACAAATAGTGTAAATATAAACGGTGTAACGTATTACGAACCTTCTGGAGGACATACGACAAAAACGCGGCCACCTAAAGGGTTACCTGAAAACGTGGTTCCACCAAGTGCATCCTCGTTTAAGATGGGGAACAATAGCGACATGACAACTCTAGAGTACAATGTTCTTGGCGTTTCTTCGAATTATGATTATGCGAGTATTACCGATAGTAATAACGTGACTCACGCACGGTTTATTTTAACCGATGGGGAAGCGGGTGGGACGTTTGCGGAATCGGGGGCAAGTTCCGGTGATTCATACAAATTGTATATAGAAAAAACCGATACTACCTTAACCGATACGGTTACCGCAACCTCGTCGACCCCGTCGAGTCCATTTGCCGTATTCCATCACGGAACATTTGCAAATGGAGGTGATCCGTATAGTCACGGAAGTGTTACGGCAGCCGCGACTGCGGGGTACTTTTATTCCGATACGGCTACGGGTACGTATCCACTCGGAACCCTCGACGAAACTCCGACATTCTATCAGGAAACTGCGCTTGGGGGTGACGGCTCTGGTAAGACGACATATAAGTTTACGTTTCATGTGTTAACATCCGTCGACGTTTTGATGGTTGCTGGCGGTGGTGGCGGTGGTGGTGATATGGCCGGTGGTGGAGGTGCCGGTGGTTACCTCGAAACTAAAAATACGACCATATCCGCGGGTCAAAAAGAGATTATCGTTGGAGGAGGGGGTATTGGCGGTGCATATACAGGTACGAGTACTTATAGATCTCGCGGTAGGAATGGTGCAAATACATACTTAACTGGATTCATGACGGCTATAGGCGGTGGTGGGGGTGCGACTGGACATAATAATAGCGATGATAAACCTGCAGGTAACGGTGGTTCCGGTGGTGGTGGTTCCGGTGGTCGACAGTCGGGTGGACAGTATGGTGAAACTCCGGGTACGGGGACGTCGGGACAAGGTTACGATGGTGCGGATTCTGGTCATACTTGGTACCCCGGTGGTGGTGGGGGTGCGAGTGAGAAGGGTTATGGTCATAACGGTAGTGGTGGTACTAATCATCAACCACACGGTGGTGATGGTAAACAGTGTACTATAACCGGGTTTACGAGTTATTGGTTTGCCGGTGGTGGTGGTGGTTGTGGTGTCTCAAACTCGGCTGGTCATGGTGGTAAAGGTGGTGGTGGCGGTGGTGCCGGTCATGGCCAAACGGATGGTACAGGGGATACGAACGGTTTGACGAACGGTGGTAATGGTGATGGCGGTACGACATCAGATACACAAGAACCGCCAAGTGACCGTGGAGGAGGTGATGGTGGTAAACACACTGGTGGTGGTGGTGGTGGGGGTGATCACCACTATAACCATTGGGGTGGTAACGGTGGTTCGGGTATTGTTATTATTCGAACGGGGGATCCTATAACAACAGGTAAAGATATACCTAAAGTAAAAGATATAGTCCTTGATTCTGAGAATGGATCGAATGTGTTAATTTCTACACAAGGTACGGGTATTTCGACCGTTAAGTATAGCATAGATGGTGGCTCGGAAGTCTCTACACCTGTAAGCCAACTTTCGGTTGCTCACGGTATAACACCAACAGAAACAAAAACGATACTTGCATATGCACTCGACGCATCGAACGCTCAGTTAGGTATTAAATTATCGAAATCGATTCTAGCTGTTTACGGGTACGAGACTATAACGTTGGAGACTAAGAGCGGTAGTCAAACTATAACTTATGTAGATAATGGAACGACTAACGTAACAAATACGTATAAAAGTGGGGGTGGTAATACCTGGAACGGTGGATGGATCCTAAAAACCGGATACACTGCACCTGTAACGTTCGAATATAAGACTTCAGCAGCGTCTGGTGATGATGGTAATTCATATAAACAGATAGGTATAAGCGATTCAATATCTGAAACACATGGTAGTGGTAGCACTGATTTTGATATATATCACTATGCATATTTCCGAAGCCAGACTAATTTTGGCGGTAGTGATATTACCGACGGGAGTGCTTCGCATTCATGGAATAGTACTGATACTTTTTATATAGTGTATAAAACGAATGGCATTGTTGAATGGTGGCAAGCTGGTACTAAAATTATAGACTGGTCTTGGGGTGGTGGTAAAACTGTATATTTGAGTTCAACTTTTTGGAAACAAGGTAATGGTAGTGATAATGGTTCGTTTAAAAATATACGTGTAAAACGTCGAATATGGGACGGGACGAAATATATAAATTAAAAAATCTCCTTCTATATAAATGCGCTTCTTAGAGATACCCGCATTGATTACAGAAGATATAGAAACCCCTGATATCGTCGATATTACGGAACCTATAACGGCATCGATAAGTGGAACGACTTTGACGATCGATGGAGGTAATAAAGTTTCAGGGGAAGCGACGATAACTTTAACGGATGATGTAACTGTAAAAGCGGTATTAAAAAATAATTTAAGACAACCTTCGATACACAAAATTAGCGTGAAAACGAACGGAGTAGGTAATTTTACGTATATACCAAATGCGGATGTAACAGCCTCGTCCGTCAGTTCTACGATAAAAACAGGATCGGATTTTGAGATTCTTATAATAACAACAAGTAATAATGATACGTATTTAGATTTAGACTTAGCCGATTATACGTCCCCCGCGGTAAACTTTAGTAACGCGCTAACGGGGTTCGATATAACGGATTTAACGTCGACGTATGGGGCAACGGCCAAACTGTATAAACCCGATGGGACTTTGTTATCGACAACTTCATCGGCTACAATCGGGAGCGGTGTTGGATTTGGGGCCGGTGTAGAAACAACACCCGGTGATGTGACGTATAAACTCGAAGTGACGGACGATGTGGGACGTACATCGACGTATGATTTATCCCGAAAATGGATTAATTATGCGATGGAAACGAACTCGACCCCCGGGTTCCAGAAATTCAAATTAGGAACGAACGAGTATACATCAACGACGGTCGTACCTAACCTTTCATCGACAACAAAGGCGCGCGTATACAAAACGACCGACCACGGGTACCTCGGTATAAACTTTAAAATCCAAGGTCGAAACAGTACGAGCGATGCGTGGACGGATATAGACACGACGGCCGAAAACGTCGAAAGTGACGAATCGGCCGAGTTTCTCGCGTTTGGGGATTATTTGTACCAACGCGTCTGGGTGAAACCAACGGCTCAAGCAACGACGATCGTGAGTAGTTCGAATGTAGTAACACTCACACTCTCGAACGTAACCGATGACGTTACAAAAACAATTAACGGGAAAGATCCGTATAGTATTGACGAAGTGTCGAATACGTACGTGTTCGATGAAACGTCGCGCGTTGGTACGGTTCCCTTTACGATAACTCTCGGTAGTGAAACGTATACAGATTCTGTATCAGCAACGACGGAGGAACGTAGTATAGCCACAACCCCAAATACAGATTTTACGGCGGCGGGTCCTAACATGAAACATTATATTGGAACAAGTTCTGGTAATCATATGTGTCAAGCGAGTGGCGATGGTCGGTACATAGTATATCACCCAGATAACAATAACAGTGTTATGCAGGTTGTAAAAGGTGACGGTGAAAATGGGTTTACGAACTATGCGACGTTCACGTATAGTCAAGCTTCTAGTGCAGGTAAGGTCGGTTCTGTATCGTACGATGGTAAGTATGTACTTGTAGCCCAATCAAGTAGTAATTCAGCTGGTTACGAAATATGGAAAAATGATGAATCGACGTCGACGTTTACGAAATTAAGTCAAACCGTGAATAGAATTGGTGATTGGAATCATACACATAAACCGTCGTTTGTTCCTCGAAGTGGTAATTACGATTTCTGTGTTACGGGTAATGATACTAATAGTAATTTTGATATTCAATTGTATAAACATAACGCGGGTACAGATACATGGACGGCTCAAACTATAATTAACGATCCCGCGAATAGACCAAGTGGTGATCACCACCGAGGTTTATTTGCGTGTCAGTTTACACGCGATGGTAAATACCTCATGCAGGGTGCTTATTCCACGTACGGTGGGTACGCAATGTATACCATAGATTGGGATGCAAATACGGCGGTATTTTCGGGTGCAAGTTGGCACCAAAATAATAATATAGGACACTCGGGTACGGTTACACCCGACGGTAAATACGTACTCATATTCCATAACGATGGGGGGTCGCGTAGAATATTTAAGAATAACGATGCGGGTGATTGGTCGTCGGCAACGGAAATACACTCTGATTTTACGTTTGATATGACTAGTACGGATCAAGGAAACGATATATCTTTTTTTGGAGAACACGGAGAATACTTTGTATCGTTAAAGGATGGTGGTCATGTTAGGGTATACCAATGGTTAGATGTTATAAATAAGGGAACTACACTCACGTATAACGGTAAGGATAAACTTACCATCGCGCATAAAGGTGGTATAACACCTTCGAGTGTTAAACTATACAAAGACGGTGTTTTGTACCATACTTTCGGGACCGAATTGAGTGTTTTCATAAACGAAACGGGTGTGTACCAAGCAATTTCCGACGAGAAGTATTATTCGTCGAAGGTTACGGTAACGACGGTTACGGAAACAGAGGCTCGGTTATATATAAATCACGCAACGACCTTTTTGTTAAAGAAGGACGGTAAGGTTTGGTACTGGGGTGAATCTCATAGAGGTTCGAACGCCATGGGTAACGGTACCGAAGTGGCTTTACCTACACTTAATACGAATCTCAATGCACTTCCGAGTGGTATAAAACAATTAGGTAATTCTGGTGTGGATCCACACGCCTGTTGTGCGATTACGAACGATGGGAAACTGTACACGTGGGGGTATAACGGACACGGTCAATTAGGTCGAGGTAATACTTCCGATTATACGAGTCAAGGTCCGTGGTTGGTCGATACTCAATCGTCGAATACGTTTACGTTTTGTCACAGTTCATACTATGCTAATTTTGCTTTACAAGATAACGGGTACTTATGGTCGTGTGGGTATAATGGTCAATATGTATTGGGTACTGGTAATAACAGCGATCAACATAGATTTTATCGTATTAATTTACTGAACGTTATCGATTTTCATTGTAATCATGATGTTGCGTTAGCAGTAACGAGCGAGAATAAAGTATACATATGGGGAACTAATAATAGTAGTGCTATGGGTGGTGCCACTGGTACGACGGGAACACCGACCCACATGACTGCACTGGACGGTAAAAATATAGTTAAGGTACGGACCGGTGGGTATTCGGGACACGCCATATCGTCCGATGGTAAACTGTATTCGTGGGGTAAAGGTTATTATCACGCCGTTCCGGATGGTACAAGTAGTAGTGACGTATCTACACCTACAGAAATGACATGGTTTTCGCGTAAGGGTATTAAACTTATTGATGCACAATTTCCGTACGATGATGCTGCCGCGTGTTTAGGTCTCGATGACCAAGGGAACATGTACGTATGGGGAGCAAGTGATCATGGGAACACTGGAAGTTGGCATCATCATGCGACAACACACCAATGGCCGGTTTTATTGAAAACAAACATTGCATCTATAGCTGTCGGACGTCATTCGTGTGGGTGTATCGATAAGTTCGGTCAAGTCTATACGTGGGGTGATGGTGATAGAGGTGTACAAAACTGGATCCACGGGACGAATTCCGATACCGATATAAATTACCCTACGAGTAATAATTTAAGTACTGGATCGACGCTCATTTTTGACGGGTTCGATAGGTACGTGTTAGGTAAAGGTTCGACCTCGACGTCGAGCGTCACGTACGGGTCGAATACGGTTAGTCTCGGTACGAAATCGGAGGTTTTCGTAACCGATCCACACACGTATATTTTCAAAATCATTGATACGGATTCAGTGACGTATACGAGTAATGTCGTTTCTACGGTTTCACCACCAACGGAACGTGTTTATCCACCTAAATCAGGAACACACAAAAGTTTAACAACGTCGGGATCGGCAAACACTGATAATACGTGGACTGTAGACGGTGCTTTATACGGGAACGGGGGCTATAAAGCGTCCATGGATAAAAGTGTAAATTCATCCGAACATATATATCATGCGTTTAGTGGTATTATTGGTTATGGTCATATGCATACAAGCGCTGGTAATCCGACTGTTGCTATTCAATTACACATGCCCCAAAAAATCAATTTAACGAAATATGCGATATATTCGAGAAACTATACGGGTGAATATTCATACGCCCCTAAAGATTGGAAAGTGTACGGGTCGAACGATAAAACGAATTGGACAGAACTCGATTCTCGAACGAACGAAACGGTAACGGCGTGGGGTTCGCAACTCGACCACCGCGATACGAAACGCGAGTATACGGTTTCGGGGAATACGAAATACTTTAGTAGTTATAAACTCGATGTTACTGCAAACGGTGGCGATGGAAACTTTGTAGTCATATCACAAATCGAGTATTACGGCGGCGAGCAAGGGTTCTTAAGTGACGACGGGTACGGCAAACTGACGCTCGATGTTAAAGGGGATACGGACGCGACCTCGAACATAACGTTCCATTCGAATACGTACGTCATGGGCGCGGTTCGTGATTTATACATTAAGGATACGGGTGAGTACTCGGCGGATATATACGGGTCGAGCAAACACTTTTTGGGGAGTAAAACGCACACGGTATCGGCGAACGCGACGGAACTCGTATGGAAAGAGAACGAAGACCAGATTTTGTATGCGAGTGACGCGGGAGGAAACGACCACTTTGGCGCTGGTGTCTGGATAAGCGGTGATTATGCTATCGTCGCGGCCGTATACGAAGATGAAATAGCAAGCGATTCGGGTGCGGCGTATATATTCCATAAGAGTGGTGGGACGTGGACGCAACAGGCTAAACTAAAAGCGAGTGATGCGGAGCAACACGATTATGCCTCCGGTGTTTCAATTGACGGTGAGTATGCTATCCTCGGGGCGTATGGTGAAGATAGTACTGCATCGGAATCGGGTGCGGCGTATATATTTAAAAGGAGTCTTCAAGAAAACCCTGATTTTACTGCAAATTCAACGCTTTATGCGGATTATAGTACGAGATACGGATGGAGTACGAATAGTGGGTGGGTGGTCGATGCAGATACTCAACACGATAATAGCGAAGCTAATTACGGTGCATGGAGAGCATTTAGTAAGAACAAATCTGAATTTTGGCATAGTAATCACGGAAGTGGTGTAAGTAGTAGTAATCCAGCTTGGTTGGAGATTAAGTATCCAAGTGCACAGATAATAACATCGTACGAGATAACGTCGAGAAACGATGCTACAAATACGAGGTTTCCTAAAGTGTGGAAACTACAAGGTTCGGTTTCGGACGGAACGACGTGGGTGGATATAGGTTCGGAACAAACTGAAACGACATGGTCCCCGGGTACGACGAAATCGTTTAGTGTTACCAATACGACGGCGTACCAGTATTATAGGTTATATATTACAACTACGATTCGTAGTGCTAGTGCAACGAGTACCAGTGATTATGCTGCTATAGCAGGATGGAAATTGTTTCAAGGTACTGCACAAACGTATTGGACGGAACAAGCTAGACTTAAGGCGAGTGATGCAGCATCGCATGATGAGTTCGGTCTTACTGTAGATATAAGTGGTGATTACGCACTTGTTGGGGCGAATAGTGGAGATCAACGTCCGGGGTCTGCATACGTATTTAAACGAACTGGATCAAATTGGACACAACAAGCTAAACTTCAAGCGAGTGATGGTGCAACCAGTGATAGATTTGGCAGGGCCGTCGCACTTTCTGGGAATTATGCGATCGTTGGGGCATACTGTGAAGATACGGGTGGATCGAATGCGGGTGCGGCGTACATATTTAAGAGGAATGAAGTTACATCGAGTACGGTTTCAGAACACCCACCAAGTGCTTTAACTGGTACGGAGTCTGGTGGAGGTGGTGGGTATAAAGTAACGTCGAGTTCAGATGCTTATAACAATACTGGCTTTTACAATTGGAAAATGTATAATAAGACTGTAGGTAATGAAGGATGGCATACAGCAGGCACGTTTAATCAGTCAAATAATGATCATAATAATACTCAGAGTTTAGGTGGAGTATCCGGTGAATGGAATAAACTTGAATTTCCAGCACCTTTTATATGTGATTACGTAATAATATACGCACGAACGACCACATCGTCGCAAAGACCTGATGATTGGGTAATTTTGGGTAGTAATGACGATTCAAATTGGACCCAACTTGTAGCTAGTACGACGTTACCGACCACATCCGGTGCAACTGTTCAGATATCCGATACGAATAGTTATAAATATTTTGCTATTGTTGTTAAATCTCTCCATAGCAACGGGGAAGGTACAATTGGTGAATTGAAATACTTTGGTTATATACCATCTTTAGTGACGTGGTCCGAACAAGCTAAGATCCAAGCGAGTGATGCGGCAGCTGACGATTATTTCGGTGATTCTGTTGATATTGACGGTGAATACGCGATCGTTGGTGCAGATAATGAAGATACGGGTGGATCGAATGCGGGTGCGGCGTACATATTTAAGAAGGATGATGGTGCCGAGACGTGGTCCCAACAAGTTAAACTTCAAGCGAGTGACGCACAAGCGAGCGATAAATTCGGTGGCTCTGACTGGGGACCGTGTGTTTCAATCAGTGGTAATATTGCGGTTGTTGGATCATATCAAGAGGGTACGGGTGGTCATAACTCGGGTGCGGCGTACATATTTGAACGGTCGGGAACGGCATGGACCGAGGTTAAGAAGATTACCGCGAGTGATGCACAAACGGAAGATGTATTTGGTACATCTGTCGGAATTGATGGTAATAACGTAATCGTGGCTGCGTATAAAGAAGATACGAAAGGGAATGATGCGGGTGCGGCGTACATGTTCGAGAAAGCTCCCGCGGTTTCTCCTACCCTAAACTTCGACGGATACAACAAATTGAGTATCGATAACCTTGCGTCGTCTCTTCCTCCAACAGGAGGAGGAGTATATCCTACAGTATTACCAATAACAGGAGGTACATGGGCGGCGGATTATGAATATAGACATCGAACATCCACAAGTACGCATGAAATCTATGATACATGGAGTCTTCCCGTGAACAATTGGGACCACGGCGACGACACTTATTATTCCATCAAAGTTGATAAAGACCCGTCTTCACCAACATATAATACGTGGTCTGATAATGGTTCCCAAACACCTCAAGGGATTGACGATAATGCTGATGGTAGTGTATATCTGTACAACACTGTATCAGATATGAACAATGGTACACCCTTAAAATATAGTTTTGTAAAACCAACTAACAGTAGTTGGTATACAGCACCGAGTGATGATGATATATATACGATCAAAAAAGACGGTGCAGCATTTGCGACGTCAACGTCGAATACGATCTACATACGCGAAACGGGGACGTACACGGTGGAAGTTAAGACTGGGAATGAGTACGTAACGGAATTGAGTAAAGTCGTGAGTGCGACACCGACACAAAAACTAGCTTATAAGAGTACTGTTCAAAAGATACTTCCATCTAACGACGGAACCGTTTCAGATAATGATTTTTACGGGCACGTCGGTATAAGTGGTAATGGTTTGGTTATGGTGATTGCTAGTTATGGTGATGATGATGGTGGTGGTGATACGGGTGGGTTTATGGTATACGAAAAGGTCGGTGGTGTTTGGACGTTTACACAACAAATAACGGCTGTTGGTTCGGGTTCGAGTTCGTTTGGTTTGAGTGAAGAAGGTAAAGCTGTCCAATTGGATTATACGGGTACGCGCGTTTTTATAGGTGCACACGCCGACGATCACACTCACAATAATTCGGGTTCGGTTTATATATACAGACGTGTTGCAAAAGGAGACTGGACTTTGGAACAAAGAATAGACGGGGGTGGTTCGAGTTATAGGTATGGGTATAACGACGTGAATAACGACGGCGATAAACTTATTATCGGTTCGTACGGGTACTCGTCAAATACGGGTCGCGCGTGGTACTATACGCGTTCGGGGACGACGTGGACTTTACAAGACCAATTAGCTGCACCCGATGGGGGTACGTTCGGGATTTCTATAGGCATGAACTCGGCGGGTACGCTTGCGGTTATCGGTGCGTATAATGTTAGTAAAGTGTATATATGGAATTCGGGACCAGCCGAATTTTTACCACCTGTAGATAGCGTAGGAACTGGTTCTAATTATAGAAGGTTTTCCAGTTTGGATACTTCAACGCATTACGTCTATAGGTTGTGGCATACGTTACCTTCTATCGATTCAAGTCTATCTTGGCCTGGCCAAGGATATGAATACAGACATAGATCTTCAACGTCTACCCACGAAATTTACGATATGTGGAACACAAACACTAACGAGTGGCAAGCACTTGAGGGATTCCAAGGTATTCAGGTAAATAGAGCTACTAATACGTGGTCAGATCACGGTTCTTATGATCCACAATCTTTAAGGGATAATGGTGATGGAACTATAACTCTTGTTGGAGGATACGGTGGTGTAACAGACATATACAAATTTACCAAACCGTCGACATTTGTACCGGCGACCGGTACGATAAAGGTTTCAAAAACTGATTATACTGACTGGTCCGATAACGATACTAATTCTAATCCATCTTCGGTGGATACAACAACGTATTCTGGTAAAGTTTCTTTATTAGAAGGTTCTACAGAAGTGTATAGATTTAGTGTTCCATCTGATAGTTGGTCTCACAAAGCAACAATTGCAAAGGATAATTATTTTGGTTGGAACGTTGATATGAGTAACGATGGGAATACGATTGTTGTTGCCGCGCGTGGAAACGATAAAACGTACATATACGATACGACGGATGGTGGTACGACTTGGACACTTACGAAAGAGTATTCGGGGTACGTTAATTTACAGACTGTACAAATAAGCGGTGATGGTACTACGGTCGTTGCAGGCGATCCCGAAGGTAATCCATCACAAACGGGGAATTCGTACGTGTATATAAAATCGGGTGGATCGTGGCCATCTTCACACGATAAAATGATACCCGCTAATAGAACCAGTGCGTATAACGGACAAACGGTAGGTATTAGCGATACGGGTGATGTTGTGATGGGGGCATTTGGAGATAATGAGAGTGGACCTGGTCGTGGTGCGGTGTATGTATACGAGAAAGAGATATCGGGACCAACACTAACCTACGACGGTAAAAACAAACTAACCATAGGTGGGACTAATTATGCTGATACGTCTAAAGTGACGAAACGGGGTGGAACGACGTACGATATAGGAACGGCAAAGACCATGTACATAAAAGAGACGGGCGATTATGACCTCGAAGTTTCGGGTTCGGATGCGTTTGGACTTGCGACCGTAAACGTCGGGTCTATCGACCTCGCGGGTGCGACGACCAAACCTATCGATTTCGACGGGTATAATAAACTGACGTTCGTGAATGCAGGTGCGAACGCGGTGTCGAACGTATCGGTAGACGGAGGGGCAAAACAAGAGTTAGGGTCCGTGACGACATATTACATTAAGGATGCGGGAACGTACACACTCGAAATGTCGGGATCGAACGTGTTCGCGTTGAGTAGTAACGTCGTGGGTACGGTTAGCACACCTGGAGATTTACCTCCTCTAATTTCATGGACAAATTTAGGAACAACGTTGGCGAGTGATAATGGTGGTGCGTATACATTTACGGCGGATGGTTCGAATTATTCACAGGTTTCTGGTTCGGGGAACAATTATATTACTAATACCGGTAACGAACGTTTATACGTTGATTTTGAAGCATTGCGTTCGCGTGATAAGGCATTTACATTTGAATACGAAATTTACGGTCCTCAGTGGAAATTTGGTGCACAGATTGGTAACCTGATAAATGTTGGTAGTTCTGGTCATGAAGCTGATAGTATTGGTTTTCATTTCGGTGGTACTGGTGGTGGTAATCTTGGGTTGCATACACCAAACGTGAACTTAGCTTACACGGATAATGAAAGTACTTTTGGTACTTCGACGTGGGTAAAAATAAGATGGACCCGGGAAGCAAATAGTAATACGATTAAATTATACATTAACGATGTTTATAAAAACGAAGTAACGGCTGATAGTAGTAGTCCTCACAATAGTTCCTATACTGATTATGGTATAAAAAGTCATATTGCACTGTTTAGACACGATTGGAACACTGTATCAGATCAATACGCAACTTCGGGTGTGCGTATTCGGAATATAAAAGTGTGGGATGTGACTTCGGTTGCACCGGTGTTTCCAAAACTCGATTTCGACGGTAACAATAAACTGACGGTTACGAACTTTGATTCGTTTAGTGTTGGTTTTACTGATGCGGCTATTACTGGAACGGCGTACTACCCGGGTTCAATGACTTGGTCAGATAATAAATTAACGTCTTCGGCAGCTGACGGCTGGGTAAAGGGACGTGCTCGAACAACGATTAAGTTTAATAAGAGTACTATTGCCGGTATTCAGTTTAGGGTAAGTCGAACGGCGGATTACTGGAACATGCAAATACTTACACCCGATGATACGGAAACGTGGATGACATCTTCTACGACGGATGTTATTGCACAAAACCAAAAACCGTTTATAAGTAATCAAAATGGAGGTCAAGCGTATAACGTATATAGCGGTGGTTATAGTGGTGTTCAAACTGGAAGTTACGTCCAAGACGATCTTCTTAAAATATACTTCGACGGGTCTAAGATTTATAGTTACAAAAACGGAACGTTACTTTGGGAACACGCGGTTGATTCGTACTATACGAGTAATAGTGAATTCTATGTAGTTTTCGGCAATACAAACGCAGGTACGTATGGTCAAGGTAACGTGTACGATTTTGATTTTGTTGATAGTAGTGGTGCTGTTGTTGTAACGAATACCCGTACGGGAACACTCACGGATCCGAGTGGTAGTGTACACACGCTCGGACAAACGCAAGATACGTTTTATATTCGCGATACGGGTAATTATACGCTCGACGTTCGAAATAACGACCAAAAAGCGATCGTAACGAAGACTGTTTCGGGAACACTTAGTGCATCTCCGGGAACTCCGTCAATGACAAGTTTTTTTATATTGCGGGAAAACGGTACTGATTATACTGAATCAAGTCCGTCTGGTGGAAACGATGGATGGAACAACCTTTTTGTCAATAGTTCGGTAACGGGTACGAAATCTTTGGACGGTCATGGCGGTAGTGGTATTGGTTTTTCCATGGACATTCACTTTGACCAAACGTTTACGGTAAACACGGCAGTCTTTAAATTTACTTCGGATTATAACACATACAAAGATTTATCGTTTAGGTGCGGAGAATCAGATTCAAGTTATATAACTGTAGATCCCGGGTATCTACAATATTCTAGTAAACAAACGATAACGTTTACATTTTCGAGTCCAATTACAGTAAATAAACTATATTTTGCGGTGGTTCAAGATGGTGGTTCTGATTTATACAATTTAAAAACGACTAACGGTGATATCATTATAAACGACTTAGCGTACCCACTTGCTGCTGGGGTAGCACAGTCGCCATCACCCGCTCTAAATTTCGACGGGTTCGACAAACTTACTTTAACCAATACCGATTCGGACGCGACGTCGAATATCGAATTCTTCTCGAACACGTACGAGATGGGATCGCGTAAAGAGTTGATCATTAGTGATTATGGTACGTATTACGCGAACATACACAGTTCGAATACACTCGCGCTCACTAAAACACAGATTACGGAGACTGCATATTCTTCAACCCCCGTTGGTGTTTTCCACTACGGTACGTTTAATTCGAGTGATTATTCGAGCGCGTATTCGACGGTATCAGCTGCAGCAACTGCTGGACATATATATTCCGATACACCTACAAATACAACGTATTCATGGGGAATACTGAATTCTGTAGATACAAGTACGCCGAGACAAACTGGGTATTCATGGACACCCTCGAGTGCGATTACCGGAAACGTTTTGATCGTCGGTGGTGGTGGCGGTGGTGGTGCGGGTCAGAGTGGGTATTGGCCTTCTGCTGGTGGTGGTGGTAAAGTTGAAAATTTAACGAACCAAACCATATCGGCGGGTACGCACACGATAGTTGTTGGTGATGGTAATGTACAGGGTAGTGGAGGTGCAACTTCGTCCGCGTTCGGAACAAGTGCCGCTGGTGGTGGAGCGGGTAGTGTTGGTACATCTGGTACATCTGGTTCGGGTAATGGTCCGGGTAGTAATAGTGGAGCTCATACGGGCGGTGGTGGTGGTGATGCAGCTTCTGGTAGTAATGCTGGTAGTTGGGGTGGTAATGGTGGTGACGGTTCGAACGTTTCGTGGTTGGACGGTTCCATATACGGGGAACAGGTAAGCGGTAAAGCGTATTTCGGTGGCGGGGGTTATGGTGGTGATAGCAATGGTTCGCTGACAAGTGGTAAAGGTAACGGGGTATCAGGTACGGGTGGTGGTGCGAATTATGGAGGGATAGGAAAGAGTGGTATCGTAATTATTAACAGTGTAACTGAAGCGGTTTCCATTAGTGATACACCCGCGAACTCGGCGACGTTTAATTTGAGATATAAGGTAACCGGGGACTCAGAATCGCGTATGCCTGAATTATCGATCGTAAATGGACTTGATACACATACGTGGTCGAAGACAAGTTCGTTTACGGATATAAACGGAACTGAATACGATTGGATGTTTATTGGTGAAGAAAGTCCTACTTCTACTACATCAGCAACAACCGTTGCTTTACCATATACAGTATCAGTGGAGGTCATCACGGGTAGTCCCAATTCTTCTGATTTTACGGATAGAATATGGAACGGTAGAGGTAGTAGTACGGATAATACTGAACAAAAAAATTGCATGACGGCGAATGGCATTGTTGAAATAAAAGGTACGTATACGTCTGCAATTGCCCCTACGTATTTATTGGTTTCGTTTACGTCCGGTGCAAAAAATGACTTGAATAACGGACATTTAAAAGCGATCGATGTTATTGTGAGTGGTAAGACCTATTTCAGTATAGATTTAGGTACAACGTACGGTATAGC